TTCCATTACTACACGGTGGCCATCTCGACGAGCGGCGTTCCCACGTCCTACGACGTCAGCGATGCCTCGCGGGTGATGGTTCTCTCGGTGAAACCGTACGACAGCAGCCTCTTCTGGAAGACGACCCCCGGGGAATACAAACGCCTCGATGCGAAGTCGAAAGAGGACTTCGGCGGCGCTGGCTTTCTGGAGAAGTGGTACACCCTCTTCGCGTGCTGGTTCACCCTCCAGAAGGGGTATATCGACGCGCTAAAAAGATCCACGGACGACGACCAGGCGCCCTACCCCACGATCAAGGCGCGGGTCTTCTCGATGGGCCTGTCCCCCGATGGAGAGGACTACGACTTCGATGCGGCCCGGAGGGAGGCGCTTGGCCTGGTCCACCAGTACCAGATCAAGGGGTCCTGTGACGGCATCGTCGACATGGTAAGGATTTTGACCGGCTGGACTTCGTACTGTCTGGACCTGAGTTCGGCGGACGACTGCCCATCTGGGGCGTTGAACCTGCGTCTCTACGATGGGGTGGCCGACATCAGGACCTACCTGGTCGACGGAGCGGCGCTCTCCATCGGGTACCGGACCCTCCAGGGGTCGGGCCCCTGGTCCCTGGACGAATGGGCGGGGTCCAAGGTCATGACCAGCCTCGGAGACGTCGCCTGCATCGAGGGGAACACGGCGGGGGAGGTAGGGGTCAGCCTCTCCCTCTACGAGGCGCCCACGGACCAGACAACCTCGGCGGTCATCTCCTCGGGGGCGCTCTACATCCCGGTGGTCAGCGCGTCGGGGTTCGTGCCCGGAATGGACGTCGAGGTCCATAACGATTCTCTGGGCCTGTTTTTCATTCGACCGATCTCTTCGGTGGACTACAGCCTGAACCGATTGTATTTCGAGGTGGCCTATTCCGGTTCGGACCTCCCGGCGGGGTCGGTGGTGAGCATTGGGAGAAGCGGGGTTCGTTCGGAGGTCGGTGGGTATCGAAACGGCGCTATCTCGGTCAGCGGAGGGAAGACCACGCTCACGGACCTGGACGCGAAATGGGAGACGAACCAGTGGTCCGGCCTCTACTATATTGACGCCTCGAATAACACTCGGTACCTGATCGAGTCCAACACGCTCTCGACCGTCACGGTAGTCGGTGCGGGTCCCTCGGCGTCAGGCGCCCCGGTCCAGTACGCGATTGCCCAGGACTTCACGGTGGGGGCGTCCTTCGCGCTCCGGAAACCCTGGCTCTACTACCGGATTCTGCGGGGTCTTCACACCTGGCTCTACAACCCGGTTCTCGATTTTGAGGCCCGGAATACCCGTTATGACTACTACTGCCGGCTGTTCGACCCATCCTTCGTGTCCCTTTTTGGGGCCTGGGGTCCTGGGGACGTCGGTGTGTATATCACCACGCCGAATATCCGTTCTGCGGAAGGTAAGGCGAGCGGGGTGCTGGCGAACGTGTTCACCCTCGACCCGACCAGGCCGGCCCCCTCCGTTGGGTCCCTGGCGGGCTACTACCTGAACCCCAACGAGAACCAAGATCAGCTCTTCAAAATCGTTGACAACGACGCCACGACCGTCACCGTGCTGGGGGACATCACCAGTCTCGTTGTCAGCGGCCAGAAATACTTCATCCTGACCGAGCGGAACGCGAATCGCTATCGGCGGATCGTGTCTCGCCTGAAGAAGGGGTTCATGGAGTATGATATGCGCCCCCACGTCATTTTCATCTGAGGAGGACCACCTTGGCCGACGTAACTCAAGATTCCTATAACGAAGACCTGCTCCACACCCTCGTCGCCTTCCAGAAGGGGCGGGACGTGGTGGATTACGAGCTGAACGAGGCCCAGCAGATCCTCCGCGGGTCTCTGTACCGGACCCTGGTGGAGGCCGCTAACGGAAATGTTGGCGCGAGTTACGCTTTGACCCCCGGGTCCAACGGGAACGGGTACAAGGCCAGCGAGACAGGTCCCGTGAGCGCGAGCGTGTCCATCGCCGCGGGGTACCTGACCGTCGATGGGATCGTTATTCGCCTCGCGAACTCCACCACCTCGACACCCCCGGCCTACGCGGGCGTAGCGCGGACCGACGTTCTGTATATCGCCGTTTCAGAAACGGAAGTGAACGATCCGGCGGCACTGGTCAAGGTGGGCGTCACCTCGAAGAGGAAGAAGCTCTCGGTCTCGTTCGGGTGGTCCACCACCGGGCTGGGCGGGGTCCCGGCGTCCTCGGCGTCGGAGGTCTGGAAGGGCGGCACCCGGTACTACCCCATCGCGAGCGTGGCGCGTGGGGCGAGCAACATCACGAACGCGAACATCACCGACCTCCGGAAGATGCTCCCCCCGACCGTCTGTGCGTCTATCACGCGACAGAGCGGGTTCCAGGTGAAGGCGCTGGTCGGGACCATCCTGGAGACCCCCGACGGGACCCTGCTCTCGAAGAGCGGCGTCATCACCACCGACCTGGACCCGGACGGCACCCAGAGCGCGGCGATCCGGGCGCTGAAAGTCCGTATCTCCCGCGACACCGGGCTGACTCACACCCCCCTGTCGATGGGCGAGGTGTTCGCCACCCCGTCTGCGGTCGGGGGGATCAACGCGGGCTTCATCGGGGAGGAGTCCGATTCGGTGGTCGGGAACCGGGCTGGGGCGGTGAGGTTTTGGGATGCGAATATCGAGGCTGGAAAAGCGGCGGGTCAGCAGTACGTCGACCTGAGCGGTTCCGCGAACGGGGCGTTTGCCCTGCGGAAGAACGAACTCGCGCCGGCCCAGAGCGATGGGGCGAAGGGGTCGATCTTCAGGTCCCTCAACGCCCGCTTCACCGCGACCATCGGGAACGGCACCACGACCTTCGGTGACTTCAACGGGGCGACCGCGATCACGGATGCCTTGACGTTCATCGCGGCGTATGGCGCTTTTACGAGCGTTGAACTTCAGATCAAGGCGGGCACCTACACGGTCAATAACTACGCGATCCCCAGTGGCATCACGCGGTTGACCCTTCGCGGTGTGGGCTCGAAAGCGGACACGATCATCCAGTCCACCTCGGCCACCTCGTTCATCTTCTCGTGGGTGTCGGGGAGGGTGCTGGAGATCCACAAGTGCCAGCTCCAGGCGGCGGACACCACCTCGACCATCGCGGTTCAGGGGAGCTGCGCTCTCTGGTTGTTCGATACCCGAGTTATCCGGCTTGAATTCCGGATGACGGACCCGGTCGGGGACAGCCTCTCCTCGGGGACGAAGGGGAAGACGACCCCGCTGCACGTCGAGCGGTGCTTCTTCTCGAACTCGGCGGGGGTGAGCGTCCCCGGGGGCGGCATCTTCTACCTGATCCACACGGCGCTCCTCGGGTACAAGTTCAAAGTCAGTATTCGAGACAGCGAATTCCACATGGCCGACAGCGAGGCGCTACTGAAGGTCACCCACACGGGCGGGTTGTCAGGCACCACGACCGAATACGACTTCGTTTTTGACCAGTGCAAAATCTGGTTGGGGAAGAGCGCGGTCGCGGTCGCCGGCACGAAGACGATGACCTACAACGTCGGCGTCCTGGCGCTGGACCCGACGAACGCGAGTCCCCTCCAATGCGCCAGCCTCTCGATGGAGTACAACAACTGCTCCGTCAAGGGTCCGACCTCCGCCCCGAGCGCGGGGAACACCTATTGCCTGTTTTTCGTGGTTCCGAAAAACGGTTCTGGTGGGATGCTCATCCGGAAGTTCAAGATCCGGGGCGGGGAATGGGACGTCGGGCCGATGGGGACAGATTCGGTCTCCCCGGCGGTGCTCAGCACCAACGATGCGGAGGTCTATCCCTGGCTCCAGAACGTCGACTTCGAGGACACCCTCCTCGATGCCTCCTCGACGGCGAGGTACGGCGCCCTGAGCGAACCCATCCAGACCGCGGTTGGGTCGGTCATCGCGAACGCCTGGCTGGTGGCGAGGGTCCACAAGTTCCGGGCCAGGAACCTCCGCCTCCTCCCCGGCGGGGTCCGGCTGACCGGGGGTGGTAGCGATGCGTATATCAAAGCGGCCATATACGACATCGATGGGATGGAGATCCTTCAGTCGCCCACGGACACGAACCAGCTTGAAGAGGGTACCGGCGGGTCCACCCCGAACTACCGCCTGATCCTCGATCAAGAGAACCCGGCGAGCTACAAGTACCCCCGTTCCCTGATCCGCGGGCTCTCGGTATGCGCGTATGGGTCGGGGAACGCGGAGACGGCGGTGAACGGCCTGGTCAACCTCCGAAGCGCCAGGAAGGTCCTCTTCGATGATTGCACCCTGGCGTCCAACGACACGAACGGGGCGACGGGGACGAAGCTCTGCCTGGGGTTGACCTCGACGACCGAGGCGTACGATGCGCATTTCAGGGGTTGTTATTTCTCTGACTGCCGGCAGGCGGTCAGGTATGACCCCATCATCGCGGCCAAGATCAAGAACAACGTCGTTTTTGAAGACTGCACTTTCCGTTCGCAGACCACGTCGACCCAATCGAACACGGCGGGCAACGGAAACCCCGTGGTCATCATCTCAAACTTCAACGCCTTCGGGGTCGGGGCGTGGCGGTTCTACAAGTGCCGGTGGGACGTGGCGGCGTACGTGTCGAACGCGAACCCGGCCCTCTACCAGTACGTTCTCGGTCTCTACATGGCCCCGGGGGCGTGGGGGATCGGCGGGGGGAACACCGGCTTCGGGTCCGGGTCGGATTCGCACCTGGTCATGGACGGAAATAACGCGCCTGATATCCGTGCGAGGGTGGTCTCGACCGGGACCCAGGACGCCATCGCGTCTTTCGCGAACAACCGGATCGGACGCATCAAAGCGGACGCGGTTGGTCCTGCTGCCCTGGCGGCGGAACCCTCGGTCCGGGGGGTGGCGACGGGTCGAGGCCCGGCCTGGACCATCTACAACGACATAATTGAAGGCCAGAATCACGCGATGCTGGAGACCCCGTTATGGCCAAGGAGACTGTCAACCTCACGATCACGGATGGCACCAACCCCCTCAGCGGGGTCAAGGCGACGCTTTTGAGGGCGGGGGGTGGGGGTACCATGGGGGCGGGCACCTCGAACGGTTCTGGGGTCGTTTCCTTGGCGGCAATCGTGGACCCTGGGGTCTATTCGGTGATCCTGGACAAGACGGGTTACAGGTCACCCAGGCCGGAACCCTCGATCACGGTCCCCGATACCGGCGGGGTCACCCCTTACGCCCCGGCGTCCATCGCGATGGTTCCGCTAAGGATCACGGACCCCAGCGGGATCGCGTACTGCACCGTGTACGGGTTTTTCTCCGCCTCAAATCCATCAGAGGTCCGGCTCTTCGTCGAGATCGGGTCTCAGGGCGACGCGAACTGGTTGCAGCCCTCGAACCCCGGTTCGGCGGTCGACAAGCAGCCGGTCTTCCAGGTCGCGGAGGTTCGCCAGGTCCCGGTCGAAGCGTCCGGCAGGTTCTCCCTGGACGTCCCCGTGGGGGCGATGGTGAAGCTCTCTGTACCGGAATCTCGCCTCTACAAATTCTTCCGGGTCCCCGCGCAAGATGCGGTGAACCTGAAGGACGTTCGGCTGTGGTTGGGGTCCTCCGATGGGATCAGCCTCAGCGAGAACGTGGGCACCAACTTCTCTCAAGGAAGCGGCACAACATGAACGAGACAACGTTCTCCAACGCCCTAAAAGCGTTCGCGGGTTCGCGCAAGGCCCTGGTCCTGTCGGTGGCGATCATCGGCGTCGTTGCCCTCAACATCGCCGGGAAGATCGAGGTCCAGGCGGCGCTCGACTTCATCTGGAAGATCGTGGGGATCTGGATGGGAGCCGTGGCGGTCGAAGATGCGGCGGCGAAGACCTCCGCCAAGAAAGACGACCCCGGGGACGTGCAGTAAATAGAACGTCCTAAAAGCGATTGACGGGGGGTGGGGGAGGGGGTACCAGGGTTGACGGGGTAGGAAAACCAGTTATAGGTTGTTCCACATGCCCCGGAAACCGGAAACCCCATGAGGATTATCTACCGCACAAAATCACCGATCATCGGGTCGCTGCTTGAGATCCCGAAAGACGCGGTGGACGTCGAGGCGCTGAAGGCGGACCTGACCATCTCGAACGGCGCCTACTTCCAGGCGATGAGGGTTGGTTCGAGCGTCGCGGGCATGGCGGCGTCCATCGAGCTGTTCGAGGAGGGCGAAACCACGATCAAGGTCCCCCGCCACTACAACCCACCCTGGAACGGCGAGCCCCCATTCCTCGGGATCGCGTGGAGGTGCAGGTCTCCTTCTGTGGATCTGAAGAGTTCAATTACGCTCAGGAATCACACCCAGACGCTCGCGAGTAAGGCGCTCGTGAAGGACAAGAGCGACAAGATCCTGGCGCTGTCCTGCGGGAAGGGGAAGACCGTCGTGGGCCTTCACGCGGCGGCGATGGGGAACCGGGCCCCCTTCCTGGTGGTGGTCAACACGACGGCCCTCCTCGATCAGTGGATGGAGCGCATTTCGGAGTTTTACGGGATTCCGAAAAACGAAATCGGCCACGTCCAGGCGGGGACCGAGCGGTGGAGGGGCTGCAAGGTGGTTGTGGGGATGCTGCACTCCATCTCGATGAAGCGGTACCCGCCCGAGTTCTACGAGTATTTCCGTCTCGTCATTTTCGACGAGGCCCACCGTCTCGGGGCCCAGGAATTCTCCGAGGCCATGAAGAAGTTCCCGTGCGAGCGATGGGGTCTCACGGCCACCCTGCGGCGTGCGGACGGGAACGACAAGGTCATCCAGATGCACCTCGGGGAGGTCTGCTATCAGGACCTCTCCCAGGACCTCAAGCCGAAAGTCTACTTCCTGAATTGCGCTACCAGGGTGGACGAGGCGCGCTTCATCTGGCGCGGAAACCTGAACCTGGCCAACCTGACAACCTGGTTGTGCGAAAATGAGACCCGCAATAACCATATCCTCTCCTGGATCAACCGAGCCGCGAAACGCGGGCGTACGGTCCTTGTGTTGGGGGAGCGGTTGACCCAGGTTCACTCGCTCTACGAGGGGTGCGAGATCGATTCCAAGGCGATCCATATCGGCGCCCAATCCCAGGACGAACGGCGGGCGGCGCTGCGTCACCAGGTCGTCTTTGCGACCCAGCACCTCGCGAAGGAGGGTCTGGACCGGCCCGAGTTCGACACCCTGATGATTCTCGTGCCGTTCACTTCCGAATCCAGGATGCAGCAAAGCGTCGGTCGGATTCAGCGCGAGGTCAGCGGGAAGCAGGCACCCACCGTGCTTGTTTTTGAAGACAACATTTCCATCATCTCCGCAATGGCGCGGAAGATGAAGCGTTATTTCGAGGCCCAGGGGTTCGAGGTCCGTAGCGGAAGCGCGGTCGCCCCCACGGAGGAGTGAGTCATGCCAGTCGAGATCATGAAGAAGAACCGGGACGCTATCCCGGGGTACAACCCGAAGAGGCACGCCCACAAGGTCCCCCTGGTGAAGGTCTCCCGCAAGGGGACGACCTACCAGATCGATGGGGTGGTCATGGAGCTTTTCACCATCTCAGTTTTCGCGGAGGCGCTGGACAGGACCGCGTCCACCATCCGTGAGCTACAGGGGGCGGGGAAACTCCTCCCCCCGCTGTTCCACGTCAAGATGAAGAACGGGCGGGGGAACCTGCGGCTGTATTCCGCGTCCCAGATCGAGAACGCGAACCGCCTCCTGTTCCTGGGGAAGTTCAAGGGGGCGAAGTTCTCGCGCAACAGCGCGGACGGAGACTTTTTTGATGCGCTGAAAAGCGTGTTTTACGAGAAAGACGTGGTGGTGAACGATGAAGGCACCATCACCCGAGAGAGGAAAGAGTAACGAAAATGGCCACCAAGAAAAACCCGAAGTCCCCCGCCCTGATGAGCGACCTGTGGGCGGTCGCGAACGAACTCTCCGCTGCCGTCGAGGCGAACCTGAACAAGTTCGCCGCCGACATGGTCGGCTGGCAACAGAAGCTCAACCAGACCTGGAACACAGCGAACGTGATTGTTCGCGCTCTGAATAACAAAGGCCTCCTGACCGAGGAGGACATCTCCCGGGCGGGGCGCGAGCTGATGGAGGAGGCGGGCGCCAACATGAAGGTCACGAAGGAGGCGATGGCGCGCAAAGAGCGGGTGAAGCGGGAAGACCTCCTGGCGAGCCCTGTCGAGGTCCTCACCGCCATCGTCGACAAGAGTTCGCGGGTTGATAAACCCCGTCTTTCTGTGGTACCCTCTGGGGGTGGTGAGGACGGCGAGGTCAGCCCTGCTGCGGACACCATCCCCCCGGATGCGCCGCCCACCACGGAGGACAACAATGCCGAAGTTGAAGGCGGGGAAAACCCCTCCTGAACGCGGATCGCCTCGGGGTCACCCTGTAGCGGTCCTGATGGTCAAGGCAACGGTGACCGACGAGGTCACCAAACAGGTTCTCGTGGCCAGTGAAGACACCACGAGGATTCCCATTCCGATAGAGCCGGGAGACGTTATGGTTATTCGGTACGTGACTTCCATCAAGCTGAGCAAGAATTTCCAGTCCATCGGGCTGGAGATCGGGTTCGTCGAGTACCCCGTCAAGGCGGGCACCGACCCGGACGAAGCCTTCGAGGAGGTCTTCGCGAAGGTCGAGGACATGCTGGTCCAGAAGACCAAAGACCTGGAGGAGACCCTGAACGCGCTGGGTGCGAAGAAGGGGAAGTTAGCCCTCCGATATCTGCTCTCTGTATCTGTATTTTCTTTCTTCTCAGAAACACAGAAGCACGTACGCGAGGGAAAACATGCACTTCGTTGAAATCGAATACACGAAACCTGACCGCTCGAAGGTCATCACGACCGTTTCCGTCGATGGCGATTCGGTCCCCAACCACCTTGCTATCTATCGTGCCATCCAGGCGGCGGGTCTCGACGCCATCACCTACAAGGTCCTCCGGTTCCTGGATTCGCGGTTCCAGCCGGTGAAGAAGTTATGGCGCTGAAAATCAAGTTCAAGCGTCAGACCCCCATCCCGCACGAGTACATGGGCGGGTTCGCGGACCGGCCTTCGATGCGGACCTCCCGGGAGGCGCTGGAGTTCCTGCGGACCGAGAAGGTCCCCCGCGAGTCCTGGCCCGTCTCGGGGATCGTCGCCCTCTTCATCGAGGGGTACGAGGCGCGGTTCCGCCGCAAGGTGACCTCGATGGGCGGGAACTTCTTTGCCGAGGTCGTGGTGGCGGTCGCGCAGCTCGTTATCCGGGTCGGGGCGAAGGACGCTTCCGACGCGGTCGAGGCGGTTTTCAGCGACCAGCTCAAGTGGGTCACGTCGAGCCACCACAAGTTCCTTCTCAACGAAAATAACTACGCCAAATTCATCATCCCTGCGATGTCGGCCATCGACGAGAAGCGCGGGGGTCGGGCGAGGGCGGCGGGCGAGCAGGCCGAGTTCACCCGGGACAACAGCGGAGAGGGCTGCGAGGAGATCGATTTCTAATGGCTAAAAACGTAATTCGGGTTCCACCGCGTTTCCAGGGCGCCACCCTGGATTCTATCGACGACGACCTCTTCCCCACGGTCGCGCCATGGATCGCGAAGGTCGAGAAGGAGGGGTGCGCCATAAAGAAGATGAAGGGGTTCATCTTCAGCGGGCCACCGGGGGTCGGGAAGACCTGGACCATGGCGGCACTCACCTCCTGGTGGGCGCCCAAGGGGGACTACGAATTCGTCACCGCCCCAGACCTGTTCGAGCGTTACTCGATTTTCGGGGACGCCGAAAACGGTGAGGGTAAGTCTGTGGACACGTACCGCGGGAAACCCTATAATCAGACGGTCGAAACGGTACCCTGGCTCGTGATAAACGACCTGGGGAAAGAATACCGGGGCGGCAAGATGGCGGAACTCAATACCCATAAGCTCGGGAGGATTCTCCGGGCGAGGAGTGAGCGGGTTCTGCCGGTTTTCATCACCACCAACCTCCCGCTCAAGGGGGAGAAAGAAGACGAGACTCTCTGGGGAATTTACGGCGGCTCAATTACGAGCCTCCTTCGTGAGATGACCAAGGCGTATCAAGTGATCGGGCCCGACCGGAGGAGGTCGGAATAAGCCCCCACTGTACGCGATTTCAGACCAGGAAAAACACATGCCTCTTTCAGCGCGTAATCATGCGGTCCCCGCACCCGGGACCCCCGTTGGTATCGTTCGGGCGACCCCCGAGCAACGTGTGATGGGGACCCGGACTCTTCCCATGCGCCAGGTGGCGTACGGGGAATTCATGGACAAGCTCAACACCGCGAGGCGCGGTAACCACGACTACGAGGTCAAGGGCCGCGATCTGCGGGTCAACGAGAACGGCACCATCACGATCCCCGGCGGGGGGATCTTTTCGTGGAACGATTTTAGCTTCTCCCAATTGGCGGCGAAGCTGAAGATCCCCGCGGACTTCCTGCGGAAGAGCCCGGTCGGGGATGGTCCCGCGGGCAAGAAGGCGATCATCGACTACTGGAAGGAGGGCCACGACGACAAAGCGTTTTTCGTCCGCACGAAACACGTTGACCAGCGGGACCCCGAGACCGGCGCCATCGGGTTCGTCCGGGCGTTCCTGGGGAACCGCTACGGCGTCTTCGACAACACCGAGCTGGCCGACATGATGGGTCACTTCGTCCAGCGTGACCGCCTGGTGATCCAGGCGGGTCAGATCACGGACAAGGCGCTCCACTTCCGTCTCCTGTACCCGGACGGGGTGGACGTGGGCGGGGACCCGGAGGGCAAGCCGGACGTCCACCAGGTCGGCCTCCATATCCGGAATTCGGAGGTTGGATTCTGCAACTTCCAGGTCGACTTCATGCTGTTCCGTCAGATTTGTACGAACGGGATGGTCGCCATGCTCGACAAGGAACACCTCGTCGACCAGAAGCACAACGGGATCGAACACCACCAGATGAGGATGCTGGCCCAGGCGTCCCTGGACACGGTGCAGGAGCGGTACAACGAGGTCCTGGCGCGGGTGGAGCGCACCCGGTTGGTCGAGTACGACCACCCCATGCGCGAGCTGCATCGGGTTTTGAAGGTCAACAAAATCGCTACGGAGGAGGTCACCCACGCCTGCGAGAAGGCGTGGGAGGCGGAACCCCACGCGAACAAGTTTGGCATCATCCAGGCGATCACCCGGGCGGCCCAACTCTTCCCCGTCCACCAGCGGGTGAAGATGGAGGAGGTCGCCGGTAACCTCCTGATGTCCGGTGCGTTAGCCGCTGGGATCTCGTTTATCGAGGTCCCTATTCTGCCTTCTTGCGAACCCACGGGGGTTGTTCGCCGCAAGGGGGTAGAATAGGGATTCCGATTTTCAGGAGCCGAACATGGATATCGAGCGCGCGTTCATCACGAAACTCTGCCAGACCGGGGACATGCCTTCGGTCCAGAAAGATCGATTTACGGGCGAGGTTTTCATCGAGCCGGTCTACACCGAGATTTATGGGTGGATCGATAAGCAGTACATCGCGACGGGTCAGGTTCCCTCGGTCGAGCTTTTGCGGGAGGAGTTCGAGGAGTTCGAGCCCGAAGAGTGCGACGACGAGATCCCCATTCTCGTAAATCGCCTCAACGAAAAACGGTTGTACGCGGAACTCGCGCTGGTTTCCAAAGATATCCGGATCAAGAGCAGGACGGACCCGAAGGATGCGTTGTCGTACGCCCAGAGCGCGATAACGAAACTCACCGTTACATATGACGCTCAGGGCGACGAGATCGACATCTCGAAGAGCGGGAGCCAGATCACCGAGCGGTACGAGCGGAACAAGAACTCGAAGGGCCTCCTCGGGTACCCCTTCCCCTGGGCCAGGTTCACCGCGATGACCCGCGGGGCGCGCGGGGGCCACCACCTCGGGTTCTACGGCGATTCGGGGTCGATGAAGACCTGGCTGCTGATCTACCTGGCGATATGGTTTATCAAGCAGCAGATTCCGGTAGTCCTGTTCACCAAGGAAACGCCGGTCGAGGATATCCAGAACCGCGCGGCGTCCATCCTGGCCGAGGTGGATTACGAGAGGTTCCAGGACGGTGCGCTGAACGAGGAAGAGGAGACCCGCTTCTATGACGCGATGGATTCTCTGGAACTCGAAAATGCACCCCTCCATATCATCGAGGTGATGGGGATGGGGGCGCACGCCCTAGCAGAAATCAAGAGCAAGATTTTCCTCTACGGGGCGAAGATCGCCATGATCGACAACCTGTATTACTACGCGGAGAATTTGGAGTGGCAGAACTTCGGTATCCTCTGCAACGGTATCCGTCAGATGGCGAGGAAGGAGAAAATGCCGATCTTCTCTACGAACCAGACGAACAACGACAAGAAAGCGGGCGCCGGCTTCTCTGACGTCGGGTACGGGAAGGTCTACGCGCAAAGCTGTACGGAACTCATCCGGATCGTGCGCGAACCCATGCAGGTCGACCGGGAAGAACTCATCCTCTGGACCAAGAAGCTCTCGGAGGGGAAACCCGGGCGGATCGCGATCAACGCCAAGCCTGGATACGACTTCTCCGAGAAGGCCATGATCGAGGACGGGGACCCTGCGGCGAGCGGAATTGACGACGCTGATATCACGTTAGGAGGACACCATGAGCACAGCGGACAAGATCAAGGGGTGGATGAGCGACGCGGGCTGCAAGGGGATTCGGGCGTCCAACGGAAATTGGGTCTCCACCTGCCCCTTCCACCGGGCGAAGGACGGGCTCCAGTTCGCGATGACGATGGATACCGGGCTCTATGTCTGTTACTCCGCGAAATGCGGCGCCCAGGGGAACCTGCTGACCTTCCTGATGGAAGGCGTGGACATGGAGCCGAAGCGGGCGATGGCGGAGGTGTCCAGCCTCGACCTCCAGGGGGCGATGTTCCTGGACGACGACAGCGATATTCTGCTGCCGAAATACGAAGACCGGCGCAAGAAAGACGGACCCGTCACCGACCCCGTCCACGCGGCGCCGAACCCGCGGTACGTCCACCTCTGCGGGCGGTGGTGCCCCGACTTCCTCCTGAAACGGGGGTTCAAGAAAGAGGCGCTGCGCAGGTGGAGGATCGGGTTCGACCGTGAGGAGCAGCGGGTAACCATACCCGTTTATGACAGGGCCGATAAACTGATCGGTCTTTCGACCCGTGGGACCAGGAAGGACGACCCCCGGCCGAAGTACCTCCACCTCGACTTCCCCCGCTCGTCATACCTCTTCGGGGAGAACAGGATGATGAAGGGCCTCAACCGGGGGATCATCGTCGAAGGGCAGCTCGACGCGGTCGCTATCTCACAGTTTTTCCAGAGCTACGAAAACCCTGAAGGTCGTCCCGAGGACCTCACCTACTTCGTGCCCCTCTCTACGATGGGGTCCCGGGTGAGCGCCCGCCAGATCGACAAGATGGCGGAGCTGGATATCGTTGTTCTGTGTTTCGATAATCCGGCCATCGACGAGGACGGTCATCGGACCACCCTGTACGTAGGCGACCAGCTCCTCGCGAGGATGGGTCCTAGTCGGGTTTTCGTGGCTTCATTTCCGTCTGTCCTCCGCGAAGACGGGTCCGCGAAGCGCCTGAAAGACCCCGCAGAATTCCTGGAACACCCGGACTCCGACCGCCTGTTCCGGTACCTGCTCAACTCTCGGAATTTCGTCTATTACGACGAGTGGAGCATTGAAAATGAAGTTTGCGTTTCCCGTGGGGGTCGATTAGACTTTTATCTGGGTTTTGAACCCACCGAAAAAACGGCTTTACAGCCCTCTACGAAAGAACAAAACACATGGCGGGTATGCGCGGTTTGGCTGCTGTGCGGGCGTTGGCGGAAGCCAACAAGGGTGGGAAGTTCGTCAACGACTTCCGGCTCCAGGACAAGGAATCCGCAACCATCTGGTTCAACGGGACCAACGATGAGCCGCTCATCACGTATGAGCACACCTTCAAAAACGGTAACGACTTCAAGACCATCACCTGCTCCTACCCGAAACCCTGCGTCGGGTGCTACTACCACGACCACGGGGACAAGCGGGTGGGCGCCAGGACGGCGAAGGCGGCGTTCAACGTGGCGGACACTCGCTACTTCCACACCGAGAAGGGGATGGGCCGGAACGGGAAGGAGCGCGACCTCTGGACCGAGTGCCCCGGCGAGGCGACCTGTAAGAAGTGCCGCAAGGGCGCGGAGCGGAAGATGGGCGGCCAGAAGCGGTGGGTGATGTCCCTCATGTGGGCGCAAGCCCTCGATGGGGCGTCGAAGACCGCGGGGACCCGGTGCCGGGCGTGTAAGATCGGGAAAATTCGGGTGCTGAAATACGTCAACGACACTGGCAAAGAGGTGTTGGTGGACGACCCCAATAACCTGCCCGAGGGCGTGATCGAGAAACTGGCGTGCTCGAACAAGGCGTGTCAGGAGCCGACCCGGGCGACCCTCTTCGACGTGCCCTGGGACGTCACCCGGTCGGGGTCCCAGAAGAGCACGAGCTACCAGTTCGTCCCCGGGTCCTTCTCCTTCGAGGACCAGCCTGACGACGTCCTGGACCTCGAACCCCTCGACCTCGACGAGGCGTGCAAGCCCTACGGGACGGGCGCCCAGGCGAAGCGTCTGGGCATGAACGACCCCTTCGAGGGGATGGCGGAGGCTGGTGGTAGGAAGAATCTCAAGGACGCCAATATCACTGGCGATGACGACGAGGAGGACGAGGAGGAAGAAGAAGAGAGCGGAGCTACCCCCTTCGACGACGAGTTACGCCTGGTTTACCGTTTCTCGGGGGGTTGAATTTCGGGGGGTTCTGGGGTATAATTAGGGGGTAATCAAGGGAAAGCCATGCGAATCAAGTACATCCGACAAGCCCTCAGCGCGACGGTCCCCTCCACCGATACCTCCTTCCGCTTCCCCGAGAAGCGTCTTCCTGCTTGTCAGGATTCGATAAACGTTGACAACCCTACAGCCTTTCGTCTCTGCGTGGAGACGATGTTGGAAGCCGAAGTCATCGGTTTCGACGTCGAGACGGTGGGCTGTAACCCCAAATCCGAGAGCCCGGTCGGTAGGGCGCGAGTCATCAGCCTCCAACTCTCTGATGGGAATATCAGCTTTTTTATTCCGAATTGGGGTCCCTGGTCCGGCCTCATTCAGGAATTCCGCGAGGTCCTGTCGTCACCCGTCGCGAAGACGGCGCATAACGCGAAGTACGACACGCACTCCCTCGCGAACCACGGTATCACTGTTCGCGGCCCGATATACGATACCCTGGTCATGGACTGGCTCGTTTACAACGGGGAGTTGAGCCACGATCTCAAGGATCGAGTGAACAAACTCTGGGGCCTCGACCTCCCCGACTTCGACGAGGTTTTTAGCGAGCCGATTCTCAAGAAAAACGGTGAACCCTCGAAACGTTCCCGCTTGATCCCCCTCGACGAAGTCGTTTCCCGGGGCGATGGGTGGATATCTCGCCTGATCGATTACGCGGTCAAGGACCCCCTCTACGGCGCCAAGCTCTTCTTCCACCTCAAGGAGAAGATGCACGAGATCGAGTGGGTCCCCGGCAAGGACTACTTCGAGTATTTCAGGACCTTCGATATGCCCTACACCGAGGTCTTGTTCGCGATGGAGCGCGAGGGCGCCACGGTGAACGTCGACACCCTGAACAAAACCGGAGACGACTTCCGTGGGCAGGCCCAGACCCTCGAAAATGAGATCCTGAATATGCTTTCGGATCTCGGGTTTGCGGACAGCTTCCTGTCGAACCTGAACCTGAACGCGCCCCAACAGATCGGGGAGGTCTTGAGCCAGATCGGGGTGACCACGGGGAAGATGACCCCCAAGGGCAAGCCCTCTTATGGGAAGGACGCGCTCCACGAGATCACCGACCCGGTGGCGAAGCCCATCATCGACAAGATCCTCGAACTCAAGGGCCTGAAAAAACTCATAGCGGACTACTGTGAGGGCCTGCGTGACGAGGCGATTTTCCACGGCGGCAAAATCCATACGGTGTTCAATCACGCCGGCACCGCGACCATGCGGTTGTCCAGCAAGAATCCGAACCTCCAGAACGTCCCGGTCCGGACGGACAACGGCAAGCTGATCCGGAAAGCGTTCGAGGCTCCCCCGGGGTACGTTCTCGGCGTCATCGACATGAGCCAGATCCAACTCCGTCTCCTGGCGCACTTCTCGGGGGACCCCGTGATGGTGAAGGCGTACCGGGAGGGGTGGGATCTGCACGCTCTGACCGCGGTGAAGGCGTTCCCGAAAGTGACCGCTTTCGTGGGGAACCGCGAACTCACCCTGGCCGTCCTCGAAGAGGTAAAAGAAGCCTTCAAAAAGGACAGGCGCGATGCCAAGGATATCAACTTCGGCGTCATCTTCGGGATGGGTCCGGTCAAGTACGCCCAGAAGACCGGGAGGTCCGAGGACGAAGGGCGGAAGGCCATCTCCGGTTTCTTCGACACCTACCCGAACGTCCGGCCGACCATCAAGGCGGTCCACAAATCGGTCAAGGAACGCGGCTATCTCCGTACCCTCCTGCGGCGGTATGTCTACATCCCGAATATCAATAGCCCTATCCCCGCGTTTCGGGCGGAAGCGGAGCGGCAGGCTTTCAATTACCTCATCCAGGGGTCCGAGGCCGACCTGATGAAGATGGCGATGCTGCTTATCCATCGGGACCCCGACCTGCGGCGTATGGGGGTGAAACTCATGCTCCAGGTCCACGACGAACTTGTGCTTTTGATCCCCAAAGATCGCGTTGAGGAGGCGACCCCGCTCATCAAGGAGTACGTCTCCCATCCGTACCGCCACTTCGGGTTCCGCGACCTGAAAGTGGACACCCCCGCCGAACTCGGCGTCGCGGAGAATTGGGCTGAGGCGAAATGAAAATCCGCACTTTCGATAAACTCCCGATGAGGCCCTCCAAAGAGAAAGAGCGCGAAGACGATCTCAGGAGCAAAATCCGTGCGCGAGCGTGGACCCTTTGCCTCGAAGGGAAAGAGGATTTCAAGCGAGGGATAAACCGCAGGTCTTCTCCCTACCCTGTCGGTAGCGCGGACAGGGCCTCCTGGGTGTGGGGGTGGGATTGGGCCTATCATAATTGGGAATTTGAAATGAAGCGGAAGCGCGCTCTCGGGGATTACTCCGCGTGGCCGCAGCGGTGGAAGGGTCGGGACCGATGAAAAGCTGGAAAGCGACAGAGAACATCCCGTTCATCGACGGGCTGGGCGGCGAGATCGTTCGAGGAGAGGTCTTCGCCTGCGACGACCACGACTTCAACAGCTACGACAAGGAACACACGGTCTCGGTTGGGAAGGCGCCCAACCAGAGGTTTCGGAAAATCGGCGTCTACCATTTCCTTACCCGAGCCCTTCCCTCCGACGATTCGGCCATCGAAGCGGTTGCGGAAGAGGAAAGGATGCCCAACCGACAGGTCATGATGGCTTGGGTCCTCATGATGGAGAAGTTTTTCGGCTCCGTGAAATCCATCCATAACAACGGGAGGTCGCTCAACGTCCTCTGCGATTACAGCGCCCGGGACTGGAACGCTCTCCGGTCCCTCAACAAGAGTCTGGGGGTCGAACTCGCCAGCATCGAGTCGACGATCCCCGAAGTGAGGCAGCTTGGCGAAGGCGAGAAGGACGAAGGTAAAAATAGGGGGCTAGAAAATCCGAACGGAGACCCGGACGATTGCTCCTTCTGCGGCGGTGTGGTCCAGTGGTGGGAGCGGCAGCGAAAGAACAGGTGGGTTGTGAAGTGCCTGTCCTGTGAACAGATGGAACTCAGGGAACCGAAAAACCATGGCAGCGAAAAAGACTGAACCCTCGAAACTCGAACGTCTCCGTGCGCTGGCCCAGGAGGTCAACGCTGACTTGAAGGGGGAGGGGTCCGTGATCGTCGCGGCGGACGTGAAGCCGTCCGAGCGGATCGAGACGGGTATCCTGGCCCTGGACACGATCATGGGTGGGGGTCTCCCCCGGGGTCAGCTTGTGGAACTCCACGGGGAGGAATCCTGCGGCAAGTCCCTCCTCTCCCTCCTCGCCATCGCGGCGGTCCAGCGGAAGGGCGGGACAGCTGTGGGCGCGTTCCGCGAGGGATACGACACGAAATGGGCCGCTAAACAGGGCGTGAATAACGACGACCTGTACCGCATCGACACCGCGACGGGCGACACCTCCCTCGAAGCCATCATGACCCTGGTGGAGCAGGGCGTAGTGGATTTGGCGGTCCTCGATTCCTTCCAGAGCTTCGGGACGGCGAAGGAGGTCGAGAAGGGGATCGAGCAGGAGTCGATGGGCGGGGGTGGCGCGAACCAAATGTGGGGCCGCATCATGCGGCGGGCGTACGCGGCGGCGAACATGCAGGCGAACTCCGGGGTCCCCCCGGCGGCGTGGATCGGGATCAGTCAGGTTCGCGCGGCTATCGGGAAGTTCTCCCCCCATGGGCAGCCTGACCCGGAACCGGCGGGTTCGAGGGCGATCAAGCACTGGAAGGCGATCTCTATTCAGTGCAAGAAAGGGGAAATTCATTTTTCCCATAAACAGAAGGACGACAAGCGCCGGATCGTCGGGAGGACCTTCCACCTCCATTGCCAGAAGAACAAGACCTCCGCACCCGAGCGGGTGTCTCAATTCACCTACTTCTTCATGCCCCACGACATCGAGGGACCCGATGGGGAGATTGAGAGCCTCCCCCCTGGGATCGACTACGCGGACGAGGCGTTCCGCCTGGGGAAGGCGTACGGTCTGATCGACGTCGCCGGGGCGTGGATCGAGGGGTACGGGATCAGGAAGCAGGGCGGGGACAAGTTCTTGTGGGCCCTCCGTCACGATATGGAGGCGCTAGAAACGTTGCGTCTGGACATCCTGGACGCCTCGATGAGGTAACGGAAAATGAAACAGACAAAATACTTCGTGCTGAAAGACAAGACCGACCGGATGTACCCCTGGTTCATCAGCCAGCCTGATGCGCCCATCGGGGTGTGGCCTGGATACGGGTGGGCGGGAGAAGACCGCAAGAAGGACCGGATGCGGTTCAAGACCCGCGAGGAGGCGAAGAAGGGCAAGAAGCGCGTCCTGTATGCGTTCGGGGGCGAGCCCACCATCGTCCGGGTGGTGCGTAAGTACCGGAAACCCAGGCTCTTCATCAAACGGACCTCCGATGGGTTCTACTTCCAGCCGGGGAAGGTCATCGGGGGTCATTGCTGGTCCCTCCAGCGGAAACACGATTTCAAGGCCGATGAGGTAAAGGAGGTTTTGAAAAACCTTCGAGCCACCTACCCCAAGGAGACCATCAAGCTGGTCAAAGTCACCTGATGGCGGTCCTCAAGCGGCCTCCCCGGGGGATGACGTCCTCGAAGAGGCAAGAGAAGAAGACGGCGCGCGAGTTCGGGGGGAGGCGCACGCAGGGGAGCGGGAACAAGTGGCACGATAAGGGGGATGTAAAGACTCCGAAATTCCTTATCGAGTGCAAAACGACGGATGCGGCGTCGTACCGCCTGGACAAGGCGACCATCCAGAAGATTCAGATCGAGGCGGCCATGGCGGGGAAGGAACCCGTCCTGCGCATTGATATTCAAGGTCTTGAACTCGCGGTTATTCCGGTGTACCTTTTCAAGAACCTAACAACGAAAGACGACGAAGATGCCACCGACACCGAAAAAGACCCTGGCTCAGAGGATGAGGGACGCGGAACAGAAGGCGGAGATCGCGGCCCAGACCGACCCCGAGGAAGGTGACATCACCGCGGCTGCCCCGGTTCTTTCCGTGGGATCGAAGCAGCCTCCCTCCCTGATCGGGATCATCGAGGAGGTGCATGAATCGAAAACGAAGGACCCGAATTACTTTCGCCCCTCGATGTTGCCGGGGTGCGACCGGGCGAACGTCTTCCACTACATCAAGGCTCCCCACCACCCCTCCCGTATGGGCGGGAAGATGCAGCGAATCCTGGACAACGGGGAGGCGGTCCACAAGGTCGTGCAGGGGTACCTCGCGGACCATCCGGGGTGGTTCTTCGCGCCGGAGGCGAGGGTGTACGTTCCGGTCGAGGGGATGCTGGTCCGTGGGTCCTGCGACGGGGTCATGATCCGGCGGTCCGATGGTTACCGCTTTGGGATCGAGATAAAAACGATCAACCACACCAGCTACGGCGGGGTCAAGAAACCGCTCGACAAACACGTTTTTCAGGCGTCCATCTACGCTCGTCTGATGGGCCTGGATTGGGTGACGATCCTCTATTGGGACAAGGATAAGCAGGACCTCAAAGAGTTCCCGGTCGCTGTTTCTGGGGTCCACTACGAGCAGATGAAGGCGCGCGTGGTCCACTTGAAGCAGTTCGTGGAGAAGGGTACCTTGCCCCAATTCGACTCGCGTACCTGCGACGTCACTTTCTGCCGAAACGTCGATGAATGTCGTCGTCGCGGCGCTCCGATCTGAAAGGAATTCACCGTGCGAAAACAGCATCTCCGGTCTCTCGCGTTCATGGTCTCCCTGATGGCCTTCTCCGGGGGTCTTACCGGGTGCGGTAATCAGGCCGCCGATTACTACGTGAAGAACGCGGCCAGCATTTCGGACACCGCGGCCCTGGCGGTCGAGGGGGTCCAGGGGGCGGCGGCTGCCGCGTACGAAGGCGAACAGCGGGCGGTCCTGGCCAAGGGGAAGGAGGAGGGGTGGACGACCGAGAAGATCAAGGCCGAGGTCCAGAAGGTCAGGGATCGATGGGACCCGGCCTGGGCGGCGTTCGACCGCGTCAGGGTGACTCACGACAAGCTGCGGGAGGCGATCTCCCTGGCGAAGAGCGTCGGGGAGATCGCCGCCTTGATGGCGGACCTCTCCGCCGTCCAGAAGAACGCGGTATCGGTTTTGAAGGCTGTGAAAGGCGGTAACTGACCATGAGCCACCTCATCGATTTCCTGGAGTACATCTCCCTCAACGCCCCCCACCTGGCGGGCGAGGTTCTGAGCCTCGCGAAGACCTGGGGGTCGACCCGTGGGATCGAGATCCCCGAGCTGAAGAAGATCAGCGAGTCCCCCAAGGCGAGGATCGACGCCCAGATCGACAAAGAAATCAAGGGCTGATAAACCATCATGGCTGACAAGGAAAAAGACAAGTCGCCAGACGATATCCCTGTGGTCTTCGAGGTCACGAAGGACGACCTCATGCAGGCTGTGAGGACCGCGATCAATCTCGATGGGGACGGCAAGCGGACGATCATGTCCATGTCCACCGACGAGTTCGCGGCCTTCTTTCTCGATCTCCAGAAGGCGAAGCAGTATCTCCAGGCGAAGATGGAGAACGACACCATGGAGAAGGTGCTCGCGGACGTCGAGGGTCTGGGGAAGGTGGCTGCTGCGACCCTTCCCTTCCGGATCACGAGGGCGGAAGACGTGGACAAGCTGGCCCGCGACCTCAAAGAGGTTTTGAAAGGGCCAAATCCTCCTGAATTGGCGGTCATCGTTGCTCAGGTCCGGGGAGGTAAGTATGCCTAAACTCAAGACCCCAAAAACGGAAGAGAAGTCCGCGCTCCTCGACGAGACGGAGTTTCTGGCTGACCTGACCGCGAGGGCGCGGAAGGCACACCTCCCCCGGTTCGAGCGCCCGAAGTACGCGGACGGAACCCTCCTCGAACCGAGCCTTCCCCCTGACTTGACGATTTTGACCGACACTCAAATCGGTAAGCTCTTCTCCGAGTTCGCGGCGATGGCTCAGTGGTCCCAGATGCGTCTGGCGGTCTACAACGTCGAGCAGGCCACGAAGAAACGGGTCGAGAAGATGACCCGGGCGAAGGTTCGGCTGGAGAAGAGCGGTACGAACCAGGACAAGGACGCAAAGGTGGAGATCGACCCCCGCACCAGGGCGGCGGGTTACGAGGCGCTTTTGGGAGAGGCGATATTCACGATGACGGATGCGGTGCTCCAGGGGTACCTGATCGGTCGTGATGCGTGTTCCCGGGAGCTAACTAGGCGGGGTTGGTCCCGCGAGAACTTCGGAGCGCGCGGGCAATGACCACCGAAAACGTCCAGGAACTCCGTGTGGCCTTCAACACGGACATTCACAGTTTGGCCACCTCGATAATCCGTAACCACGACGAGGGGCGCCGGATCTACCTGGCGTGTGTCGGGAGTACGGCGGTCCACCAGGCGATGAAGGCGGTCGCTTCGGTCAACGCGAAGAGCGATGGTCAGGTGGCCGTGACCCCGTTCTTCGACGAGGTCCGGACCATCGACCGGGAGACGAAGAGGCCGATAGTTTTGACGGCCTTGAAATTCTGGGTTATCTTCGAGAAATAAGATGGCCATAAACGGTAACAGGAAAGGGAAGGTCGGGGAACGTCTTACAGCTTTGGACGTTCGGGAGGCTTTCCCCTGGATCGCGGACCAGGTCCGGAGAGGGTGGCAGGCGCGGAAGGGGTCCGACGATCCTGACGTTATTGGCCTCCCTAAAATCTGGTTGGAGTCCAAGAAGGGCCGCCAACCCAATCCCAGGGGCGCGCTCGCCCAGGCGGCGAAGGACTCGAAGGGGCGCGGCCACTACCCGGTGGCGGTCATTCGGGACGACCGGAGCAAGCCCTTCGTGGTCCTCTATTGGGCCGACTTCCTGGAATTGATCCGTCCATTTGTGCTGAAAGAGACCGAGAGGAAAACCGATGGAACCGAGGCAAATTCTGTACGTGAAGGGCGAGGACGGCAGGATGTACGAGCAGATCCCGTCCCTGGACGAACCTGGCGAGTTCGTCTATGAGCCGGCCGAACCGGGTCTGACGTTCAAGGAGGCCCCGACGCGGGACGGACGGTTTATCGCCGTTCGAGATGCGGCGGAACACGCGCGTCACGGGCACCACGTCCAGGCGAACGGGAGGGGTGTGTTCATCGCCTCCCCCACCACCCACGCGGCCCACTTCGGGAAGGAGTTCACCGGGGAGGGCTTCGAGGAGGTGGACCCGGCGAAGGCGAAGCAGCACCTCAAGAAATTGAGCGTGCTCGAAAAACAGATGATGTCCATCCAGGCGGTCCGTCAGGACAGTGCGCCGGGGGCGGCGTCTGTCGAGGTCGTCACCGACGAGAAGTTCTTCGAGCTGCACGAGACCTACAAGGCCGCGGCGGCGCGGGGGGAGCAGAACCTCGTCGACTTCACCCCGGTCGCGGTCTACTCCGCTCGCCTGATGAACAAGAAAACCGGGAAGATGATCCGGCCCCTGATGAGGGGGGAGGTCGGTATTCGGCCCAACGGAACCATCGTGGTTCTGGAGAAGGGGTTTGGCTCGGGAAACCTGATCGCGGTCCCCAAGGGTTTTCAGAGCGCCAAACCCGATATCATCATCACCGGGATCGACGCCGCCAAGGGCGGGGACGACAAAACCGTCGTCACCGAGTTCGCTGTCCGTCCCGATGGTGGGGTGGTCATCGCGCAGTCCTACACGCTCCCCAAGTTCGGGGTGAGCGAGGGCGACGAGGTCGAGCCGGAACCGGGTGTCGTCCTCGACGACCCCTTCCCCGAGCAGCCTCCCACCCACCAGCGGATCATCCGACCGGCGGCGAGGCCGGCTATCGTGGTCCCCCCGACCGTGGGGATCGCGGCCTCGGGTGAGGAGGACGAGGAAGAGGTGGCGGAATTCAAGCCCAGGAATTCCGATGGGGTGGAAGAGTACCATCCCCGGCCCGCGACCGACGTGGATGAGGCCGAAGCGGTCCACCCGACCGAGTACAACCCCAACGGCGGGCCCCGGCGTCTGGGCGGGTTCGGGCGGGGGAATGAGCCCCCCTCGGGCGGTAACCGGCGCTATACCGGGTTTTTCAACAAGGGATAAACAACATGCTGGTAGCGGGTTCAGTCACGGTTTCCGGTCCCGATCCGCTCGGGGAGTCGGGTTCCGGTCTCGCGTGGGCGATCTACACCGCCGACAAGGCGACGTCGGCGATCCTGGACCCCGACGTACCCCCCGAGGGGTGGCCGTCTGGTCCGGAAGCGTGGGCGGTCAAAGCGAAAATCGGGCGCTACAATCTCCTCAAGGAACTCGCCCGTAAGGCGACGGCGTACGCGGCGGGTATGGTGGGGTACCTGACGGCGAACGCTGAGGTCGAAGTCAAGGTGACCACTTCCACCGGGGGCCTCCAGCGGACCCCCAACCCCAACAACCCCAACACCGACACGGTGGCGCCCTCGACGGAGAAGACCCTGAGCGGTACGATCTCCTGATGCCCAGGAAGTACGCGAATGGTTCCGAGAGCCGCCTGTCCCGCGAGGGTTTGGGCGGCGCTGAGATCGATGGGAAGCGGGTCAAAGTCATCTACGCCCACGGGGAAAGGCGTAGGAAACGCACGGTCCATTTCGTTGATGGAACGGCGAAAAACATGAGCATCGATACCCTGGTGGGTCACCTCATCGAGAGCAGGGAGAAATGACCGACAAGAAACCTGGCTGTTGTGGGGACGCGGTAACCCGAATTGACATCGTCAAAAACGCTTGCAGGAACCTGTGGGCGGGTCACAAGGGGGTTGCCGAGTTGTACGAGACCATCGTGAAGGACCTGGAGCTGGCCGGCGTCGAGGCGGAGGAGATCGAGCCGTTCAAGGAGCGGGCGCGGGAACACTTCAAGATGGCCGAAGAGTCGTTGAAGGTTGCGGAATTGACGGAGTGAAAAGCATGGCGAATCCAGAGCGTGTGTTGCGGTGCCGGTTTGCGGTTGTCCAGGCGGCGTTGACCTTCGTGGGGCTGGGCCCCGACCCGGGGGAGGACAAGGAGGGGTACCAGGCGCGGATCTGGCCCAACGACACCCCCTTCGACCGGCGGGAGATGGCCCTCGGTCCGAAGAAGCAATACTCGTGCGCGATGACGTACGAGCAGGCGTGTCGGAAGGCGGGGTTCCAGTGGCCGATGGCGTGGATGAAACACGACATCAAGGACGCGCTGGTCCTGTCGATGCGGGAGCGTCTGAACGGTTTCTCACCGCCGCTATATCCGGTGACGATGGGGAACGAGTTCTTCCGCCAGAAGGGGGGTTCGACCAACCTCACCCGGAAGACGTTCAGCCCTGCGGAGCGCGAGGAGTTCATCGCGAACGCGCTCCTGACGAAGGTTTTTCTGCCTGGGAATTTTCTCGTCCAGGGTCTCAAGCAGGGAGGACCTCCGGGGTCCGTCTGGGGGAAGAACACCTACAACGGCGAGCACGTCCAGATTTTCGAGGAACTCGTGGAAATCGAGACGCTCGAAAACGGTGAGATCCATATCACCGCCTGGGTCATCGAGGGCGGCCAGCCGGGCGTGAAGCGGAACCTACGGCACTTCGTCATGACCCCGAGGGGCGAACTCTGGGCGACGAAAGACCGGCAGGACCTCGAAGGCGATGGTCGTCCCCATGTCGGCCGGCGTGTCTCGTTCATCGGGGACCTGGGGAGCGGGGCCGTCTCGGACTGGTGGACCGACCTCTCCGGCGACGTGAGCCCCACGGGGGTTTTACAGATGGCGAAATACCGCATCGGGAAGACTCTGGAGTTCGCGGCGGCGCACCATATCGAGGGTCTTCCCCCCGACCACCCCTGCTCCAACGTCCATGGTCACTCCTACAAGATGACCATCGAGCTGGAGAGCGAAGCCGTCGATGACGTCGGTTTCGTCCTGGATTTCAACGTCCTGAAAACGCTCAGGAACCACCTCGACCACCAGGACCTCAACAAGGTCCTCCCCTGCAACCCGACATCGGAGAACATCGCGAAATGGGCCGCTCAAAAACTAAACGACCTGTTGTTCAGGATGGGCGAGCTGGATGTAAAGATCCTGCGGGTCCGGGTGTCGGAGAGCGAAACGAGCTGGGCGGAGTGGTCGTCCGTCTAGTCCCGCCGAAGGTGAACCGGGACTCGATCAAGGTCCTGGAGCATCTCCTGGAGATGGCCGAGAAGGGGGAGATCGTCTCCCTGGTCTGCGTCGCAGAATGTACGGGCGATAGGAGCGCCACGAGTTTTGTGATAACCAATAACCGTACCTCGATGCCGAACATGATCTACGGACTCGAACAGATCAAACATCGGCTTCTGACCCGCGGCGACTAGGAGAACCGATTATGAGCATGTTGAAACTCGTTGACTTCGAGAACCCCGTCTGGCGCACCATCCAGGGGGAGGGGAAGCATGTCGGGACCCCCTCAACCTTTGTGCGCTTTTGGGGGTGCGATTTCTCATGCTCATGGTGCGACACGAAGCGGTCCTGGGAGCCGGGGTCGAACTACACCGAAATCTCGAAGGAAGACCTGCTCCAGCGGATTCTCCAGGAGGCGGGAGACACCCGGCATGTCGTCTTGACGGGCGGCAATCCCTTCCTCCAGGGCGATGGGGTCTCCGCGATCATCGTCGCGCTCCAACAGGCGCGGAAGTACGTCACGGTCGAGACGCAGGGGAGCGTGTTCCACGAGAATATGGTCGCGCTCCCCAACCTCCTCTCCCTGTCCCCGAAGCTGCACGACTGGCGGGAAGAAGAGCTTGAACGGATTTTGAGTCATCGTAAATATCGGTTTGCCGCGTCTGGGATCGCGGAGACCCAGATCAAGGTCGTCGTGGCCAACGACGTCGGCGCGGGTATGGCGGTTTCCAAGCTGCGAAAAATCTTTGAGAACTATCGACTCGGGCTCCTCCTCACGGAGGGGTTGATCCTCCAGCCCGAGTTCTCGTCGGGGAGGGTGGGTGTCGAAGCGGCGGTCAAGGCTGCCATCGACAACCCGGACGTTCCTCTGCGGGTCATTCCGCAGGCCCACAAGAAATCTCTTTTCGTGAGGTGAAAAGCAATGATAACGGTGACCATCAGGAACACGGAGACCGGCCGAGAAGAGACCTTGTCCGGTGAAGATGCTGTCGTGATCGTTGAAGGTCGCGGCGAAGCTGACGTCTACTCGACGAAGGGAGAGAGCGCGTGCCTCGAAGTTCTAAACGAAACGGTCGACGTGATCCGGCAGCGGTCCTCGCTTCACTAGAGGAACATTTCCGGAAGTTTCTGGAGGAAGTCGGGGCCTTCAAAAACAATAGCCCCGAACTCGATATCGAGGGTACCCCGGCGAGGGTGGCCAAGATGTACGCGAGGGAACTCCTCGCTTCCTACCAGGAGGGGGCGCGGGAAGAGTTTCTGGGGACGCTAAAATCCTTCAAACTCACGAAGGAGCCGGAGATGGTGGTGGTCCGCAAGATTCCCTTCAATTCCTTGTGCGCCCACCACCTCCTCCCCTTCCACGGGGAAGCCCATATCGGGTACGTCCCCACGACCCATCTTGCGGGCCTTTCTAAGTTTGTTCGGATCGTGAATTACCATGCCGCGAAACTCCAGACCCAGGAATCCATGACCTCCGACATTGCTCAGGAGATCGAAGACTTCCTGAAGCCCGCAGGAGTGGGTGTGCGTCTGTCGGCGGTCCACCTGTGCATGTCCTGTCGGGGTGTCCGGGTGGCGGGTTCGGACACCCTGACGACGGCTCTCCGGGGAGTCTTCAAGGAGCCGAACGTGAAACAGGAATTCTACTCGCAACTTCCGATTTTGTTATTCAGGGGTTGACTTTCCGTATCAAGAGGGGGTAGACTGGAATTCCAGGGTGAGAGAGATCCCTGGAAGGAGCATCCCCGACGATGGAGGAGAAACCCGAGAAACGGCGCTCACTCCCCCTTTGGATCAGGTGTTGGTACTTCGAGCACATGAAACATCGGGAGGCGTGTGCGGCCCAGATGTATCCCCCGTGCGTGAAGTGCAGCCTCCCAAAGGACCTGCACTACGTCCTCGCGGACGTCGACAAGGAAGCGGTTGCCGCCGTGGAGGCGGTCGTGGACAAGGCAGAAGACAAATATGAAGATAGACAAAAACAGCGTGCTCGAAGGTCTCGTCCAGTTGGTCTCGTTGTTGGAGGCCAAGGTGATGGGGGAGGGGGAGGTAAGCGAAAGCGAGGCGGGCGAGTTGCTCCCCTGGGCGGAGGACTTGAAGACGAGCTTCGAGAACTTCGACTGGACGGGGTTCTCGTCGAAGACGACGCCGACTTCTGACGACTTCATCCCCGACGCCATCGGGATTTCCGGCGGTCAAAACCCCCGGTCGGTGACCGCCCCCGACAACCCCGGACTGAAAATCCACCTCCGAGTTATGCAAGATCGGTTGACGGAGATTGTGGATGGTCATATACATGACCTCCAAGCCTCCTTGACCGAACTCGGGTGCGGAGGGGACTGCTACTCCTGTCCCAACCCCGAAGGCTTTTCCGAGACCCGATTTCAGGTGGGCGCCTGCCTGAAAACCGTGGTCGATTCCCTGGACCTGGACCGGCGCTACTACACCGACAACGAAGAGAACGAGGAAGACCATGCCGAAAGTGAAGACGAAGACCGCTCCGACGAAGAAGACGACGAAGGTTGAAGAGCCGCGGAAGCGGCGGGCGCGCGGGACGGCGCCTCCCCGTCACCCCATCGTCGCGGACCTGAGCGGGGCCCAGAAGAAGGCGTTGTCGGTCGTCGACCGCCTCCAGGCGACGATCAACGAGACCGAGGAGAAGCTCCAGGAGGCGATGGTCGGATTGGTCGAAGCCCTCGACCCCGCGCTCACCCTGGTCCACCCCGAGACCGGCGAGTCCTGGACCGTCATGAACCGCTCCAGCGACCCCAAGAACCCGCGGTACTTCCTGCGGCCGAAACCCACGGGGCGGAAACCGAAGCCCGGGAAGAAGGTCAAGGAGAAGAAGGAGAAGGCGCCGCCGAAGATCAAGGCGAAGGGTCTGGCGGCGAAGAAGATCGCCGCGAGCGCGGCGACCCCGGCGAAGAAGGCGGGCCCCAAGGTCAAGGTGAAGGCGAAGGGGAAGTCGGCGCCCGAAAAACCCGTCGTCAAGGTGAAGGTCAAGTCCAAGGCCGCCCCCGCGAAGGCGGCGACCCCTCCCCCGGCGCCCAAGGCGAAGGTGAAAGTCAAGGCGGCGAAAACCGCGTCCGCGCCGGCCTCGAAGGTCAAAACCAAGGTCAAGGCGCCGGCTCCCCCGAAGGAGAAGGTCAAGGCCCCCAAGGTCGAGACGTCCACCGGGGCGAAGGACAAGCCCGCCCCCTCGGAACCGGCGATCCCGCCCCCTCCCGGGGCGAAGGACAAGCCCGCCCCCTCGGAACCGGCGATCCCGCCCCCTCCCGGGTCGTGACCGATGGCGGCGCGTAAGGAGGTGCTGAGGACCCCCCACGCGACCGCCCGAGATCGAAAGGTCAGTCTCCTGGTCATCCACGGGAAACTGGCCTTTCGGCGTTCGGTGGTCTACTGCGACCAGGACAAGATGGATTATCCATCTGCTAAAAACGACGGGAAGGGGTTCTGCCTGGTTCACGAGAAACCTCTCTCGTGGGACCTCTGCTCGACGTGTCCGTTCAATCGTGGGTTCGCGTGGCTGTACTCCGACGAGTACCAGCAAGACGAAGATGGAGCCCCGAAAATCAGTTACAAACGCACCCGCGAGGTGGACAATGACCGTGTTCAGGCTGAAGTTCCAGAGGACGACGACTTTCGGGACGAGTGCTGATAAAAATACCGAAAATAAAACCTTGATTTTCGGTACGGGGGCGGGTAAGGTGGGTTTCACGTTGCGTTACCGGAGGACGCGACGGGAACAGGAGGAAACGCCGGGTGAGTGGGTGAAGGCGGTAAGCCAAATTCACCCCGACAAAATCCTAAAGTTGAAGCGCCGGGGAGACCTGGCGATCATCCTGATGGAAACGGTTTCAGACACGGCCCTGGAGGAGAAGTTCGACGGATTTTTCCTCATCTGGCTCAAGGTTGCGGTACCCTCGAACCGCGGGGATCGGTGGGCTTTTGACACCTCCCTGGACGAACTCGGGATCGGGTTGCTCTGACCCGGTCCTAAACGTAAGTGAACAGCAGACAAACGGTAAAAGAGAGAGAGAACACCATGAAGAAGCCCAGCGAGATGTCTTTCGGTGAGTTGCGCAAGTTTGCGATGACCTTGAAGGTCGACACCTCGGGCGTGAAGCAGCCCGACCTCCTCCGGGCGGTCGAGAAGGCGATTGCCGCCCAGAGCGGGAAGGGGACCCCCGCGGACCCCAACCCGAAGGCGAAGGCGGCTGCTCCCTCCGCCCCCGCGACCACCCCGAAGGAGCGTCCGGCGCCGGCTGCGAAGGAGGACGCCCCCACCCCCGAGGGGCGTGCGAAGGCGGCTGCCCCCGCGGAGACCGGCGGGTCGATGGGGCCGGCGATCAAGAAGATCGACGAATTGACCGCCCTCATCGGCGGTTTCGAGGAGCGCGTCGAGAAGCTGGAGTCGTTCGGTGACGAGGTCCGCGGCATCATCGGCGGGTTCTCGAACATCATCACGCTCCTTGGCGGCGCGATCGTCGCCGTCGCGGAGGCGGTGGGCGAGGAGGGTTCCGAGGCCATCACGAAGGTCAAGGACCTGGTCGCCGGGGGCGACGGGAGCGTGGGGAACGAGACCCTGGAGATCAGCGACGCCGCCCTCGACAAGATGGAAATCGAGGAGCTGAAAACCCTCGGCGCGACCCTGAACGCCAAGAAGAAGGCGGGGATCGACCTCGACGTCAAGAGCGCCCGGGTCCTCCGCGAGCGTATCAAGAAGTGGCTGGCGTCCCACGCGGAAGACCTGACGGTCGACGAAGCCAACCCCACGGCGGCGTCGGGGACGGCGCGCGAGTCCACGAAGAAGCCCGCTCCGGCGGGTGAGGTCGAGGAGGAGACGGAGGCCGAAGAGGAGGAAGAAGAAGAGGTCCTCCCCGAGTGCCCCTTCAAGGTCGATGAGGCCGTCGAGGTCGACTTCGGGGAAGAAGGGTGGAAGAAGGGCAAGGTCCTCGCGATCTACGTCGAGCAGGACGGCGAGAACGACGCGGAGAGCTGCGACGTCGAGATCGAGGAGGACGAGGCGGTGGTCGGCGCCGCCTGGACCGAGATGCGCGCGTTCAAGGCCAAGACCAAGGTGAAGGTCAAGGCGAAGTGAACGCCTCGATTACCTTACACACCATCGGCGCCAGTGAGAACCCTCGGGGGAGCGATCCCTCGGGGGTTTTCTGCTTTCTAAAAACGGAGGAACCATGGAAGAGAAGTTCGGCAAGGATTACTACAAGACTTTCTACCCGGTCGCGACGATTGGGCCTCGGAAGCGTACCGCGGTCGAGGTCTTCCGGATCACCAGGAACATCAGCCAGATGGTGTTCCAGGCGGACCTGCGGAGCGTGGCCGACGTGGGGGCGGGGATGGGTCTCTGGAAGGAGGCCATCGTTGCGGATAACCCGGACCTCTTTGGGATCAAGCCACCCGTACCCTTCGACACGTTCGACGCGAGCAGCTACGCGACTTCAACCTTCGGTTGCAAGAAGATGGATATCGTTTTTCAGGAGCCCAAAGACGTTGACGGGAGGATCAGGTATGACCTGGTCATCTGCAACGGGGTCTTCGGGTACCTGGCGGACGACCAGCTCCAGAAGGCGATCCAGCGTCTCCGCAAGTACGCGAGTCGTTTCCTGTACGTGGGCGAACTCTACTGCAAAGAGGATATTCAAGCCGGGAAATACGACATGAGGGGGACCGACGCCATGCAGAAGGTCCGGTCCATCCAGGACTACTGGAAGGCCCTCCGCGATGGCGGGTTCTTCTTCGTCGGGATGGGCTTGTGGGCGAACGGAAACCACAAGAATCTCTTCATGGCTTCCGAGGTCGGGGCGTAGGAACCTCCTAAAACGCGATATGGCGCGTTTTCGCGGTCTGGACGGGTCAAACCCCCACCCTACCCCCGAAAACGCGCGCCAGACCCCTTTCTGTTCGAGGAAACGGTATGCCGAAGCGAGAGAATTGGAAGGATCTAACGGGGCGGGTCTTCGGGTCCCTCCGGGTGGTGCGCCCCTACATCGATCCCCGAGGGCGGGCGTCATGGTGGTGCGATTGCCTGGCGTGCGGGCGGATCACCATCATTGTGAAAACGTGGCATCTCGAAAACGGTAAATCGACCCGGTGTAACCAGTGCAAGGGGAAGGTCTACCGGAAGCTCACCGAGGACCAGGTGAGGGAAATTCGGGACCTGCATAAGCGTAAACAAGCGGGGTACGAGACCCTGGCCCGGAGGTATGGGGTGTCCAAGGGAGTCATCACCTCGCTGATGAGCGGGAAGACATACGAGGACGTGGTCTTATGCCACCGCGTAGGGACTTGACGGGTCAGGTGTTCGGGCAGCTAACCGTTATTCGCTACTCCAGAAGCGATAAGGGCGGTACCCGTAGGAGCTACTGGTGGTGCGAGTGCTCCTGCGGTCGGGTCTGCGTCGAGGTTCAACTTTCCGCCATCGTCAGCGGGAACACGAAGCGATGCGCGGCCTGTCGAATCGACATGGGGGCGGGCCACAAGTTGGCCCTGACCGAGGATCAGGTGAGGGAGATTCGGCGCCTGTATTCCGAAAAGAAGACCACCTACCAGGAGCTTTCCGACATCTTCAAAGTCTCCCCTCCGGTCATAGCGCACGCCCTCGGGAAGGGGACCAAGCGCGTCAGGCGCTACGATGCGGTAAAGTGAAGTCATGACGGGTTACTAGCTAGAGTTGAAGTGCGGGTCATGTCGTGATATGAAGTAAAACATGCGAATGATCGACATGACCGGGAACCGCTACGGAAGGCTTCTAGTGATCCGGAGGGATGGGTCAAACCATCGTGGAGAGAAACTCTGGCTATGTAATTGCGATTGTGGAAAAGCGATTACCCTGCCGGGGTACCCTCTTCGATCCGGGCATACATCTTCCTGCGGGTGCGGAGAGCACGAGATCAAGACCCCTCTCGATCATCGCTTCTGGTCCAAAGTAAGCACCCGAGGCGATGACGACTGCTGGCCGTGGGAAGGGGCCCCCAACAACAAGGGATATGGGCAGTTCTCGATCCCTTCGGGGTTGGGAGGGAAGCTCCGGACTCGATTTGTCTTGTCTCACAGGATGGCTTTCAAACTTTGGTACGGGCGAGACCCAACGGAAAATTTGCTTCATACTTGTGACACCCCTCTTTGCTGCAACCCAACTCATCTAATTGAGGGGACTCAAAAGCAGAACTTGGAAGACATGCGGAAGAAGAATCGGGATGCCCACGGAGAGCGACATCCTCAGTCGAAACTTACAGATGCCCAAGTCGAAGAGATTCGTGTGTGCGGTGATAGTGCTGCGGAACTTTCTTCTAGGTATGGGGTTTCCCTCACCTTGATCCGGCTCATTAGGAGAAACAAAAGGAGGATGCGCGATGGTAAATACAGCAAATGAACCGATAGTGTTTATCGGAGCCTTGATTTCTACCGTAATTTTTTTGGCCGGTGGCGAAGTGGAGACCTTGACGAGGGCCCTTGTGGAAAATGGGGTCCGTCATATCCTCTACAGCTTCCACTACATCCACCAGATGCGGAAAGAGAGGTTTATCGCCAACGTGATAAGCCAGAACCCCCAGATCCAGTTCTTCCTGGACTCTGGGGCTTTCACGTACTGGACCATGGGACAGACCCAGCCCGAGCGTCTGATCCCCTTTAGGGAATATATCCGGCGCTATTTCCAATACATCGAAGAGTACGGGGAACTCTTCTGCCGGGTGACCGAGCCCGACTTCGACGGGACCTTCGAGGAAATCACGCTCTCTATGGTTTATGACTGGCGCGAAGAGATGTTGACGCGCTGGCCCCACCTGAACGTCATCCCCGTGTGGCACCTGTGGCGCGGGACGGCAGAGTGGACGATGTATTGCGAGGACCCGAGGATCAAGGCGCTGGCCCTCGGTCGGTGTATCGGTCCCCCTGGGCTCCACCGTCGTCTGGTGATGGAGGCGCATCGACACGGGAAACCCGTCCATGGGTTCGCGATGACGAAGATGCAGACCGAGTTGAAGTGGGTGCCCTTCGATTCGGTGGACTCGACCTCGTGGGTAATGGGCCAGAAGTACGGGACGACGTACATATTCAAGGCCAACAAATTCGTTGTGATGGCGAAGGACGCGGGGGGTAAGGACAAGCGCCGGCTCTACCGGGACTACTACAAGGGGATCGGCTGCGACCCCGACCTGGTCATCGCTGACAACGTAGCGGAAGTCAGGAAGTCCAATATCATCGCCTGGAGGAACCTGTCCGCGCGCTTCGAGGAGATGAGGAAACGGCAGAACCTCACTCACCACGACTTCCCTGACCTGCTGGGGAAGGACCCTGCGGAACCCGTCCCCGTGCCGAAGGAGCGCGAGGAGGGTATCGTAAGTAAGCTGTTCAAAAACGAGAAAGATCATCACGCGACCAGCGTGAACGCCTGGAGGACCCATGACAACGACCCGCCGCCAGTACCTCGACCCCGTGACCCTTCTCACCCAGCTCAGGGACCTAAACCCCGACCTCTACCGGGAAGCCTTGGAAGTGGAGAACCGAGCGAGGGAATTGTCGAGCGCCCTCGACAGCGTGAGTAGGGATAGTGGAGCCCTGAATAAAACGACCGAGGATCGTAAAGAACCTCTTTACAAGGGGGCGAACCCTGGTAACATTGTTGAAGGTTCCAAAAACGGAACGATCCTAGACGCGGCCCTCAAGATGGCCGCGGCGACCCGTAACAAGGAAAAAGAAGATGGGCATAAACCTTAGTCCGAAACACGGCGTCAACCTTGTCCTCCTGAGCTGCTTCTTCTGCGGCGGTGACGCGGGCCTGATGATGATGGGGAAGGTCTCACGGTCGAAGCTGGAGAAGATGGGGATCGACCCCTCGATGATCGACGGCTACAGGGACGACGCCACCATCCGGGGGAAAATCTGCAACGGGTCGATCTGCTCCGAGTGCGAGAAGGTCAAGGACCAGGCGATCTTCATCGTGCAGGTCCGCGACGGGGAGGAGGGGTCGAATCCCTACCGCACGGGGAAGATGGTCGCGATCAAGGAGGAGGCAGCCGAGAGGATGTTCCAACCGGAGTTTTTCGAGAGCGTCAAAAAGTCTCGGATGGCGTACTGCCCCGAGTCCGCGTGGAAGAACCTCGGGCTCGACGAGGCGACCAAGGGGATGGACGGGTGAAGCGATCCGAGAACGGCCTCACGAGCGAGGAGCGCCGGGAGATCGGGGTCCTGATGAGTCATTGGCACTCGTCCCAGGGTGACCCCATCTACGCGGTGGGCTCGTTCTTCGTGGACGGGAAGCGGTACCCCGACCGCGAGCAGGTCTCGTCCGCGCTCTACTGGATCGAGAAAGACCTCGGACAGGCGAGGGAGCGGAAGCACGGGTGGGGGCGCAAGGAGGTGGGGGAACTCCTCAAAATCTCGAAGGCGCTCAAGCGCGAACTCTGGACGTATCCGAAGCCGAAAGAAGAGGACGAATTATGAAAACGGTGAAAATCCTTCGTGGCATCCCCGGTAGCGGGAAGTCGACGCTGGCGCGTGAGATGGGCGAGGTAACGGTGTCCGCCGATGACTATTTCACGGTCGACGGCGTCTACAGCTTCAACCCTCGCGAACTCCCCAACGCCCACCAGGCGTGTTGGCGTCGGTTCTACCGCGAGGCGGAAGCCGGTACCGAAGTTATCGTCGTCGATAACACGAACATCACCGCCGCCGAGATCGCGCCCTACGTTCTCCCCGCGGAAGCGAACGGGTACAAAATCCAGATCATCACCATCCAGGCCGACCCCGTTCAGGCGTTCAACCGCAACGTCCACGGGGTCCCCTTCGAGGTCGTCTTGAGGATGGCCGAGCGTCTGAACAGCGAAGTTCTCCCCCCGTGGTGGGAGCATATCCGCGAGGACGGGGGTTCCTGACCATGGCGAGGTGCGAAGACTGGCCGGCGTGCGGTCACGAGTTGGGTCTCTGCCCCGACTTCGATGACGAAACTGGCGAGCAGATAAACATGAAGTGCGTCTGCGGGGCGGTCCTGCCTGTGGACCATCATTCATCCTGTTGCGACCGTTGCCTCCACGACCCCGACTGCCCGGGGTGCGACTCCCGGTTCTGCGCGAATCGGCTCGAAGACTACGGCGGCGACGAGTACGAAGACGACGAGGAGCCCGAGGAGTTATGGCGAAGAAGAAAGCCGTCACGGACCGGAAACCTCTCCAGTGGCACCCGGGGGGTCTGGATAACGAGTTCGACGACGAAGACCGCATCACCTACACCGATTGGTTTTTCAACGTCCGGACTCACTCCGGCATCGTCATGACGGTGTACCTGACGCGAGAGTACACGGCGGAGCAGACCGACTTCGCGGTGACGTGCGAACAGATGGGCCTGGACCGGAAGATGGACCTGCCCAAGGGGGCGACCGTCGCGGACGCGAAGCGTCAGGCCCTACGGGAATTCATGCGGGAGAATAACGACATCGGTGTCGCGCTTCTCCAATACCTCATCGACACCGCCAAGTTCTAAGAAAGAACCGAAAATGGACGAGCTGAATAAACTCATTCAACCCAAGATCACCTCCGTCAGCCTGGAGAAGGTCGAGATCACCTACCCGCCCAACGACCAGGTCGTCAGCGAGATGAGGGCGCTCATCGACGAACTCCCCGCGTGCCACACCACCGAGGACGCGGAGAAGGTCGAGCGGAAGTACAAGCACCTCATGTTCTGGTTGGGGACCATCCAGCGGATCATCGAGCTGTTCCCCTCGGAGGTGACCACCGAGTTCGAGCTGGGGAAGGAGGGGGAGTGGTTCTTCCGGCGCATGGGCGTCGAGGTGACGAAGCTGGAGAAGCGGACCAACCTCCACAAGATGCTGACCATCTTCAAGTTAGCGTCCTCGAAAAACCGTACTAGCCCCAGAGGTGAGGTGACTCGCCCTGGGGTATAGGCGTTTGAAGGAGTCAAAAACACTTGGCAAGGAAGAAAAGTAAAGACACGCACATGACCTACTTCCGGGCGGGGTCGTCGATGTACTCCACGCTCGTAGCGATCCAGAAGGAGTTCGCGCTCCTGGAGGGCGTCGAACCCTCCATGTCCGAGGTGGTCCGCCGTATGGTTTCTATCGGTATCGAAAAACACGAGAAGAACGCAGGGGTGAAGCGATGACGAAGCCGGTGTGGTCGGATGGTCCCAGGTCTCAATCGATGGCCCTGAACGGGATCATCACCTCGGTCCTGTCCTTTGCTGACGACAAGTTCACGGCGGTTTTGAAGGTCCGCGAATTCAAGGCCGAGTTCGCGGGTCCGAAGACCTACACGGGATCGGTTGCCATCCTCGAAGGTGACACGCGGATCTACCGCGCGATCCTGACGTGCCCCGAGGGCGTGCAGGCGAGGATGAAGGAGTCCGAGATCGTGAAGGCGTTCAAGCTGAACGCGACGATGGCGATCCGCGAGTGGGTGAAGAGCATCGACCGGGGGCTGAACGACATCGAGATCGAGCTGCGTCACGGGAAGGCGGTGCTCGCGAGGGCGAAGGCGGGCGGTAACAAGCCGAAAATCCTCCGTTGAAAAACGGTTGACAGGGGGCGGGGACGATGTAAAGATGGTCTTTACAAGGAGGAATTGAGGATGAGCAAAAACCATAAGGAGATCGCGGTCGAGACGATGGGCTGGATCAAGGGGGTCGGTTCCATCGTCTTCCTGGGCAACAGCGAGGAGTACACCCTCGGTCTGCTGGAGCGCGCGTCGGAAGGGGCGAATCTCTTCCCCGAGAAGAAGAGGCTCTACGGGGTCGAGGCCATCCAGTACGCGAGGGATCACCTGGTCTCCGAAGAGGAGGCCAAAGGGGTCACCACCGAAGTTCGCGAGCTGTATTACATTCGGAACGGTAGCGGGGGTTCCCTCCGCGAAGCCATCGAGCGGACGACAGCGGCGTCCCCCACCGACGCCGAAGAGGTCCGGTCCTCGTCTGACCTCGAACTCCTGCGCTCCCTCTACACCGCCAGGATGCGGTACTTCTACCGCGACGTCCTGGTGGCCAAGAGGACCGACGAGGACACCGCGATGACGAAGCCCGAGCGGTATTCGGGGATCTTCATCGACGTGCCCGACTTCAAACAGAAGCGGCGCGAGTTCGATTTTCTGGGCCAGATTTTCGACAGGTTCATCATCATGTCGGATGGGCTCCAAGCGAAAAAGAAGAACATCACCGAGCGCCGTCGCGTCCTCGTGTCCACCCCCCTGTTCGTGGGCAAGGACGACAACATGAACCTGGAGTTCTGCCTCCAGACCTTCGATGGGCGTGACTGGCGTACGCACTTCAACGGGGGCGCGATCTTCCACAAGGATTCGGACCAGCCCTTTGACCAGGGTTGGTCTCTCCACACCTGATTATCAGCTACCGAAAAACAGAAAGAACAAGGACAAGAACATGCGCTACAACCACCCTGACACCCTCAAGGCCGGCGACGAGGTCAAGTTCCGTCGCGTCTCCGTCGAAGCCATGCGGGGGACCATGAACGTCCTCGCGTCCGCGGCTTTCAAACAGGTGAAAAGCGGAGAGATTCCCCATGGCTACTACCTCGCGGTCGATGGCGGGGTCGGCACCGTCAAGGCGTACATGGCGCCGGAGAAGGACCAGGAGATCGAGGTCTTCGGCGGGCCGCGTACCCCCGCGAAGGACGTGGAATACCTGGAGGACCTGGCCCCGGGGTGCGGTAACCCCGCCTGCACGGGTCAGTGCGGGACCATGGCGAAGTACCTCAAGAACCACGCCGAGTTCCAGGAATTCGTGCTGGGGAAAAACGTCGAAGGTCTCAACCACGGCTGCGAGTTCGTGATCTCCCTGTACGTCCTCTCGCGCAACCCCGACGAGAAACAGATCGAGGTCATCAAGAGCCGGTTCCAGACCCTCTCCTTCGAGAAGGACGGTCCGAAGCTGGCCGACCTCAAGGACGTCGAGGTGAAGCCCGTCTTGATGGTCCTCTTTGGCCAACACAAAAACGGCGAGAAGGCCATCCTCGTGTCCTACCTCAACGAGGTCCAGACCCCCTACGGCAAGATGATGTTCGGGGACCTGACCGACAAGCTCCCCGACTGCCTGGAGATGGGGTGGAGCCCCCTGGTCGATGACGGCGAGAAGAACCCCGGCCCGGATGGGGTCCCCAGGACCCTCATGGAGGCGCTCCAGAACAACTGCGGGATTGTCCCGTTCAAGTTCCCCGAGCTGAACTGAACCATAACTGACCGCGAGAAAAGCGGTCGCTGAGGTTCCGGAGAAAGGGCGATTCCCATAAGGGGGTCGCTCTTTTGACGTTTCTGATAAACGAAGCTAGAAATAGAGGAGAGGTGAAGGACCATGTGGTGTGTCGTGATGATGCCCGACAGGGAAAAGAAGACCCTTACATTCCTTGTGGAGCCCGACGAGGTGACGAAGGCGAGGGAGGGGTACCGGCTTCAAGCGATGGGGATCGTGATAGGTGGGAGGAAAGCTACCCATGTGGACGAGTGGAAGCTGGTAGGGGGGCCTTTCCGTTCCCTCGCGGCGGCGTATGGTTGCCTCTCCACCGAAACGGCGGAGATGGCGGAGCTTCTGCTGGGGGATGGGAAGTAAGAGATAAGGAAAATCGGATGCCCAAAATCAAGAAAGAAGGGAAGGGGAACGGCCCCGACCTCTCGGACAAGATCAGCGAAGCCCTCCAAGGGAAGGACAAGAACCCCACCACCAAGAAGCTCTCCCTCAAGGACCTCAAAGCCCTCGGGGACAACAAGAAGACCAACCAGCTCCAGAAAGGGGGGCGGCGCGAAAAGGGCGCGTCAGCGCCCCAAGAAGGGGGGAGAAAAGAAAAGGAGAATAACGCTAACAGTAACGCTATCCCTTTCACTGATGAGGAGGAGAAGGACTCCGTAGAGAGCAGGGAAGGGGAAGACGGAGGGGAGAACACACAACAGGAAGAAGACCCCCTGAACCCCACGGGCTACGTCCCACCCTCTCAAGTAGCTGAAATCGTTGAGGTTTCCCCGGAGGCTAATGGGAACTCAGAGCCCTCAGAATCGGTATCCGTGGCTGTGGAGACCAGGGCCCCCCTCCCCATCCTGTCGGGTGCTGAACCCCCGGCCCATGTGAAGAAGGAGATGGCCAAGAGGAAGTCCCTCCCGGTCCTGGGATGCTCCTCCTGTCACATTGGTCAGTCCTGCCCCGAGTACAAGGAGGGGTATGTCTGCGCTTACAACGATGCTTTTGCGGCGTTTCCTGCGCGGGACGTGGACTCCGTGCTAACGGAAATGGCGGGTATAGTTTCGACAAACAAGGGCCGTCTGATGCGGGCGTACTACGCGGAGCAGCAGGTAAACGGCGGGGCTTTGGATATGAACGTCACCAGGCAGTCCCAGGTGGTGATGGACCAGATGAACCTCCTCCTGGCTCTCCATCAGGAGCAGAGGAAGGTCACGGTCACCGTCCACGGGCAGGGAGTGGCGAAACAACAAGGTCCAGGCATCCTTTCGCGTCTTTTCGCGAAGAATCCGGCCAATACACCCCCCTCCCCCACCCTGGAACTGAACGCTTCTCAGTCCGCGAACAACGGTACTGGACCTCTCCCACAGCAAGAGATCCCCGGTCTGTCCCCGGAGGCGATGGCTGAGATCAAAAAACTTGAGGACAGCCCTCCCCAGGACCCAGTTTCCGCGATCCCCGGGGGCCAGGCGGGCGGGTCCCCGTTATCTATCTCCGGCCTTATGGGAAGGTCGATACTTTTCTCGGGAAAATGGCTCTGGGTTGAAGAGGGGTCCCCCCGTCCGATCACCCGCTTTTAGCGGAAAGTCAAAACCCGAATTACCTACATCCGGGGAGGGAGGGGGCGGGTTGTCCTACCTGGTAGGATAAGGTGCGAGTTTCTGCCCGGGTAACCCTCTCCCTGGTAGAGGGGCGGGGGCGTTATCCGGATAGCGTTTATCAGATAGCGAATAACGTTATCCGGATAGCGGGTTTCCTATCCGGATTGACTATCAGGATAAACGTTTATCAATCGTTGATAAACATTACAAGAACCCACCTTGTCCTACAGGGTGCGAGTTTCTACTTGGTACCCCGGCGAGGGGGGTGTGGACCCTTGACCAGGTAAAGGTGTCTCGTGTGACCCTACCAGGGACCTCCGGGGAAGGGTCAACCCCCAGAACCGTTATTAGCGGGGCGTAAAACGGTACAGAACTCGTTTTAGGGGTCGGATGGGGGGTAGGGTGCGGAACGGTCCCGCGAAGCGTTTTAGGGTCGGTTATATTCGATTACCGAGAATCCATCCCACACTATCCTACCTAAAATTAGAAAGTTTCTAAAACCTATTGCGAGACGTGTCCGGGGGGTTTAGGTTCTGGTCTACCGAAGTTCAAGCGATTGAATAACGGTACTTGATCCTTCTCAACTAGACGCGGTTTCCACCCTTCGGGGTGGCGCGTCTCATACTGCGACCGGGGTAAGACCGAAACGGACACCACCCCAACCCAGAAACGTAACTGAACGGTACCCCCTTTCACTAGGGGGGCGAGTAAGTAACCAGGTACGACCACGCGCGAAACCTGATACTGGGGAATCTCCTATCAAGAGTAGGTTATCGGATATGAGAGTCCGATAAACGAAAGAAAAGATAGGCGCGGTTTGATCATTGACAACTAAAACGGAAGTAACGGGGTCTAATCTCAATTACCCCAGAGTGTTCCCCTCTATGAGGGCGTCACACGATAGGAATCACCCTATCAGGGACACACTTCCACCCCACCCATCGGGGTCAGCAGAAGACTAGAGCGGACAGATGGGGGTACCGGGTAAGACCCGGCCAAGCGTAAACGGTAGAGTCTCCTGTTAGGGGTGCGAAACCACCCCCTGACGTAACGGAGATTCAAAATGGCTAAAAACAAGATTGTTTGTACCTGCGGCGGTTGGGAAAACAGCAAGGAACACACGGATTCCTGCCCGATTCGATACGTGACGATGTCCCCCTGGGAGATCGCTCGCGTCATCAAGGCGGACTGGAAAAAGCCGTACTTCGGTGCGGTTCCTTACATCGAGGCGCTCGCGGCGATCAACGAGTGGGGCGACGCATACCTGTGCGAAACCTCGAACGACATCGCCATCGGGTTCCTCTCAAACGCCGCCACCTGGCGCGGTCCGGTCGCGAAAGCGGCCAAGATTGTGCTCGACGGGATTGTGGTGGCGTGGTGAAGCGGCACCCCCTCCTGTCCTATGCGTGTTCGGTCCTCGACTGCCCCGGAATCTCCGATTCCGATGGCGGTTACTGCGACCGCCATGTCGTCCGGAAGACCCGCAAGGTCTGTGTCCGGATGATCGTCCAGTTCGCCAACGGCGACGAGGTCTTCTTCCTCGCGCCGACGACCACGAAGACCTCCAAGGTCCTCGGGATCGCTCGGGGGATGAACCCCCTGAGTCGGCTTGAGAGTATCGCGACCGATGGTTCCTGTGTGAACGTCGACATCGCTGACTTCAGAATCAAAAAGTTAGAAAACCCTTCGCACCCCTACCAGGGGACTCTACCGTAACCCAGGATGCAGCGAAGTTACGGAGATTCAAATGCCCAAGAACAAGAAGAACAACGGCTCCAAGAACGTCAACACCTCCAACAAGGTCGCGACCCCGGCCACCACGGAGACCCTCAAGGTCCCCCAGGTGATCCAGCCGGACGCGGGAAAGGAGGTGACGACGGAGAAGGCGCCGGAAGTGGTGGCGGTCCCTGCGGACCCGCCCAAGGCGGAGGTCGTCGCTGACCTGACTGCAACCTGGGTGGTGGATCTGAAGGCGTCGACTCTGAAGCCCGAGGACCTGGTGGCCGATAAGGAATATGTGATCGTGAAATGCGTTCACCTGTCCCCTCCCGGCCATTTCCCGGATATCGACCGGGACCTCTACACGGACGCGCCCGTCAAGGCGAAGTTCCTCCGCTGGGAGGAACTCTACATGGCGGGTACGGTGGGTATGACGCTCGACGGTGCGACCGAAGAGCAGAAGAAGACCATCGAGTCCGCGTACTCGAAGAGCCAGGTCGCGGTCTTCAACGATGGGAGGGCGGGTTACGCCATCCCGGCGTACGCGACCGTCCCTGCGTGCGACATCTCACTGCTCGTGTACCCCAACAACGAAGAGGGTCACAAGCTCGCGTTCGACGCGGCGACCTTCTTCTCGGCGCGCAGCTTTTCCCTGGGTTGGACTGAGGAAATCAGCAACCTGAAACGCGAGATGTTGTTGTCCTCGGCCAACGTCCCCGAGATGACCGCGTGGTTGGGTAACCAGCCGATCTCGGTCCTCCGGAAGGCGTGTTCGGTCTGGGGCGGCAAGGTCAAGGAGGTCTTCAAGGAGGGGGTGACGAAAGAAGCCGCCCTCCCCATCGTTCTCGCTCTCCGGAACGAGATCACGAAGGACCCGAAGAAGGTGGAAGCCCTCGCTAAGAGGTACACCGAGACTAGGGCGGCCTGGGAGGCGTCGCGGAAGGCGTTCGATCAGCACCAGGTCGTTGCGATCTGGCGCGAGCGGGCGAAAGCCGCGGGGCGGAACCTCAACCTCGCCAAGATGGAGGAAGAGGTCCGGATCGATGCGGTGAAAGCTGCCTCGGTCAAACTCGCGAAAGCGGCGGCGAAAACGCCCAAAGAGACCGCGGTGAAAACCAACGGTCTGAACATCACGAACTTGCCCTCGGGCGAGGTTGCGGTGTCGGTCAAGGGCGGGAAGCTGACCATCGACCAGATGAAGGCGATGATCCAAGCAGCGGACGCGAAGGTCGCGGCGGACAAGGCCAAGGAAGACGAGGCGAAGCGCGTCGCGGAGGCTGAGAAAGCGGCGGCGGAAGTCGCTCGGGTTGCGAAGGAGAAGGAAATCGAGGCGGCCAAAAACCCCGCGGTTCCCCCCGTCCTCGTGACCGACAACAGCCCGAAGAATGGGTCCACCACCCAGGCGAAGCCGAAGGTCAAGAACAAGACCGCGGCGAAGTTAGCTAGGGTTCGGGGCGGCGAGGGTCGGATTCGACATCCGGCCTTCGCTTCCCCCCACCCCTGCGGTTCCAACGACGACGTAACGGAGATTGAAGCATGGAAAACCTGATGAAAGTGTTCGCGTTCTGGCCGTCCAAGGCGTTCCCCGATGGGCCCGGTTGGACGTACATCCCCGACCTCTTCACGGAGGCCGACTGTCAGAAGTTCGAGGCGGAGGGGTGGCCGGAAGAGACGTGTGGGTGCGTGTGGTGGGCGGGCGATCTGGACGAATTGGACGCCTACATTTCCGATAGCGGCGACCCTGAAGCTATCGAGATGTGGTCGTGGGTCCAATACGACATGGGGCGCGGTCCTGCACCTGCGCGGTGGGACGAAAACGCTCACTATCGCGCGTGTGAGGCGGTTTACAATGGCTGAAAAACCTCACTTTACGGTGAAGGTCAAGGTGAGGGGGCTCACGGGATGGGGGGTCTATAGCGGACCCCATACCAGGGAGACCGCGGATAGGGTGGCGCGGCGTTTGCGTGCGAGGGGTTGGTATGGTGCGGTTAGGGTGATCGATGATAATGAATGGTTGAAAAGCCTTTCGTTCTACATCGCGAGCGGAAAGCGTAAGTAGCTCCCGGTGGTGGCGGTTGGGGTACCCCCTGACCCCACCCCGGGGGTTATTTTTTTGTCTGCTGTCCGGGGCGTGGGGAGTAACACCTACTGCGCTCAGATTTTCCCTGTGCCTTATGTGCCTCTTTTTGTCGATTTTGTGCCTCTGAAAAACGGCGGGACTCTTGCCCTCGCGCGCGGTGCCATATACGCATCTATTATCGAAGTTGTAGCTCTGATAAACGTGTGATACCCGTGCAAGACCTACGACATCCACTTCGAGCCGGTGTACGCGGGGCCCAAGGCGAGCGAGGAGGACAAGGCTTACTGGGAGGCGACCCCGGCGGGGGAGTTCCGGCTGGGGCAGGTCAAGGAGTCGGTGGCTGCTCTCTACGAGACGGGGGCGTGCTACTACATCGAGACGTCCCCCGTCCCGGCGTCAGCCTTACCGTAATTCGAGACCTGGAATCAGGGTGAACCTGCCGGTGGGGAGACGGTCCAGGTTCCCGCCGACCACCTCCCCGGTCTCGTGGGACATGCCGTTGGAGGAGAAGACGACGGCGGTGATGAGGGGGCCATCGGGACCTTGGAAGGCGTCCTGGGTGACGAGGCCGGGGTAACAACAGGAGGCGCCCACGCGGTCCCTGGTCCACCAGAGGACTCGGGCACCCTTCTGGAGCTTGTCCGTATGGGGGTGCGGAAACGAGGCCAGGACCTCGCGGGGAGGGACGGGGGGCGGCTTGGCCACCTCGGAGACGGTGATCGGGGGCGTAGGGGCCGGCTGCGGGGCGTGGGAGGTGGCTTCCATGACGGTGGCGAGGACGCGGAGGGCTATGGCGTTCCAGACGGGGTCGGAACGGAGGATGGCCTCGGGGTTGTGGTCGTAGGGGGCGAAGAGGGCCCAGAGGGGGTGGCCGGCGTAGGACTCTGCGACCGCGGCGGAGACGATGGCCAGGGCGACCGTGTGAATGGTCGCGTCCGGGTGGAGGGCTGGCTTGGTGGTCATAGCGTTTATCAGGCTCCTAAATTCTTGGTCTTGTCGGGGGCGACCCAGGGCCCCTGAATGATCTCGCCGCCGGGGGCGGGCGGGACCGCGGGGGGAGGAGTGCCGTTCTTGGCGACGGCGTCTGCGGCGATCTGGAAGAGCCCACGGATAGCGCCGAGGACTTCCGGGGGGACGACGTTCTGAAGTTCCCGCTGCATCTCGGGCCACTCGTCGAGGGCGATGATGTTGTCGTGGCTCATGTCGTTCTCGTAGACGAAGGCGACGCTCTCCAGGGCGATAGTGTTTATGCCGCCGTTCAAATTCCCATACGGAAGGGTGATCGCCTCCGTGATGGGGCTGAAACGGTGGACCCGGAGGGAGACCCTGGGGGTGCCCACCGCGTCGGGGGCGTAGAGGGCGGGGATGTAGAGCACGATCTCGGTGGGGACCGGGTAGAACGCGATCTGATCGAGGCTCTTCCTCCCGGCGGCCTCGGACTCCGGGGTGTTGGGGACGATGGCGCGGGTCAGGACACAGGCCAGCCCCTTGATGCCGATGGTCGTGTGGAAGGAGTGGCACGGGACGAGTTCGAGGTTCCCGCGGGTCATGGGGCCGTTATCGTTTATCAGCTTCCGATAAACCATGAAGCGGAAGGCGGGGTACCCGATGAGCTGGCTCTGTTCCATAACCGCTTCCCCGGGTGGGTGGACGCGACTCCGGTGCTCGACTTGTAGAGCTGGGTGGACCGGATGAGGACCTCCAGCCAAGCCGACTTGTCCATCTTACCGAATTTCCCGGCCTCGATTTTCATCAAGGTTTCGTCGGCCCCTTCGGGGATCTGAATGTGGTACATGGCGTCGTTGTCCAGCCACTCTTCAGCCACCTCGACCTGGGCGTAGGGGATGGCCCAGGACTCGGTGGTGTGCTGGTCGTTGGCGGTGTCGAGGAGATCCAGGGGGAAGAGGAGGATCTGCTCGGGCTCGTCGAACCCCAAGCACTTCGTCCAGTAAGTGAACTTGCGAATAACCAGACTCGGGCGCTGGCCGGTCCACCCGGCGTAGGTGTAGACCCGGATCTTCTGGCAGCTCTCCAGGACCTTGCGCAGGGCCTTCTCCCTCGTCTCTGGGGTGCAGCACTGGTCCCCCATGGCGTTCATCCCCACGTACTGCTGGCTCGTGAGCTTCAGGTACCGGCGGTTCCCGAACCAGATGGCCTCCAGGCGGTTGACTCCGAGGTCGGTCGTGGTCCCCGCGCCATCGTCAGCGACGATCTGGAAACGGAACGTCGAAAATCCGGCTTTCATTTCTGCGATCTTCACGGCTTCTCTCCTTGTCAGCAGCGGCGGTCACAGAAGATCCGGAGGCGATCCTCGTTGCCGCGGAAACGGTTCACGTCCACGTCCCCGACGATGCCGGGGACCTTCCCCGTCCTCGAAAACTGCCAGAAGTCCCACCCCTCGGGTTGAGACATCGGGCGCTTCCACGCGGCGGGGAGCAGCGGGGAAGGTTCCTGCGTGTGATGGGCGACCCAGAGCGGGCACTCGTCGAAGGACCGGCTCTTGACGTAGGTGTCCCAGGTGCCGACGTTCGTGTAAATGATCGGCGGAATTCCGATAGCCCCCCGAATGATCGACACCCACTCGTAGATTTTGGCCACCATCTCGACGGGGGTGAGCATCGTGCGGGAGTCTTCGTACTTCTCGACGTCGAGCACCGGAGGGAGGGTGCGACCATCGGCGGAGGAGGCGGGGTCCCCGATGGCTTCGAGGACCATCCGGGCCTGGGCGGCGACGTCCTGGTGAACGTCGAAGTATTGGTAAATGCCGGTGGTGAATTTCGGGTCCGCTGCCCTGGCGTTGATCCAGTTCTCCTCGAAGAGCTTGTCCCTCCTTAGCCCATCGGAGATCCGGATGAAGGCGAACTTGATTTCGCCGCCCGAAATTACCCGTTTCCAGTCGATGATCCGCTGCCAGACCGAAACGTCGATGCCCTTGACGAAGTCGTTGCTCATACCGGACATCGTACCACCCCATCCCTTCAGCTCCCCAGCGGGGGGTAAGCGGCCGCTCTTCTTCGCGCGGTCCCTCTCGGTCTTCCCCGGGTGCCTCGGAGGACCACCTCGACCCCCACCCTGAGCCAGGCTTGCGCGGCGTTCGTCCATCGCGGCGCGGGTCTCCAGCCATTCGGCCTGATCAGCGCGACCTGCGGCGACGACCCACTCCTTCGCCTCGGTCAACATCTCGATGGCCATGTCGAGGGTTTCGGAGTTCATCTCCGCGGGGATGTTGCCCTGGAACTTCACCTCGATGAAGCTGGAAATATCTCCGGTGACTTTCTTGTAACCCATCCGGAAGCTGTACTTCCGGCGAGAGGGGAGTTCGAGACGCTGGACCGTCACCACCAGCTCGCCCCTCTCTACCCGATGGACCTCCTCCCAGTTCAGCCGGGGTTTACCATCAGGGGTCATGTTATTTGTCGACATCGCTTCTTTCTCCGTTTCTGTTTATCGAAACGCCGATAAACTCAAGCCATCCTAACATCGGTTTTACGGACCGTCAAAAGTTGCCATATTCCCCGCACAAAACCGTACTTTTGACTTTCCCTTTTTCTTCATATACAATAAGGGCGGGTTGGTTGGGAGCAAGGAAGAGAAGAGAGTTCGTCTTCGACGAAGAAAGGCCCTTCGGGCCTTGCTCACCAAATAGAAGAAGAGAATTTCAGAGAGAGAAGAGACGCGCCCGCGTGGGTGCGCCTGCACGCGCGAGGATACGGATTATGGAAAAGCCTAAATACAACATCGAGGGCCTACTCCCCCTTCATCCCCCGCACGGGGACCCAAACACGAAGAAGGTCTGGTGGTACATGCACCGGGAAAACCCCTCGGTCGAAGGGTTGATCCTCGCCTCCACGGCGTATTGGGCGAAGTGCGGGGCGTCGAGGCTGTCTTCTGGCGTTTATGAACCTGGTCAATTCGAGGTTCAGGAAGCCAAGGAGGACGTCATCTCTCGTCTGTATGCTCGGTCCCGGGTCGTTGACGAAACCCCGGCGATGGTGGATAATAAGACTCCGAAAAACGGAAAGAAGGGCAGGAAGTTATGGCACGTTTCACGGTATGGGTTTTGTTCGCGCCAAATGCGGAGATGTTCCCGAAGCTGCGGGTGTTCGTCCCCCCGGACTACGACATGCGGGCCCCGGCGGTCTCTGATGCGTTCCCCCGGGTGAAGCCCGGGACGGACGCGGACGTCATGGGGAGGGTCTGCGCGAACATTGCTCGGGAGTTCTTCAAGGGCGAGTGCGAGGTCCGGCTGGCCGTCTTCCACGAACCCCCGGAGGACCCTGGAGAGCTGGCCCAGATCCCCGAGGCGGATCGGATGGGCTGGTGGTGGGACATGGAGGCGGATCGGCGGGCGGTTTTGCCGCCCTGGATCAACGATGACCTGACCGGGGCCGTCATCCCGGTACGTTTATCAGGGCCCGAAGAACGTTACGGAGAACAGCATGAACCTCGTGATCCTGGACGATGACCCGCGGAAAGCAGCCTCGTATTTCTGTGATTCCCACCTGTACTCGCAAATCCCGGCGGTCGTCCGGGTGATGAGGAGCGCCCTTTCCGTAATGGAGGTGGGCATAAACGTTACCTTCCACGACCCCGGACAGATCACCAACCCGCCGGATCGGGAACCCGACCCCACCCACCCCTGGGCGGTATGGGCGGCTGCTACGAGGGAGAACTACCTCTGGCTGGCGGACTACTCGGAAGGGCTCATTGACGAGTATTTCAAGCGGGTCAAAAACCGCCATTGTGATGATATGGCGGTCAAGGTCCTGGTGAAGATGAGCCACCACTTCCCCGAGGGGAAGCTCCAGGAGTTCTGTCAGGAGCCTCTTCCGATGGAATTCAGGCGGAAGAATGACGCTATCAAGGCGTATCGCGACTGGTACGCGAACAAGGCCAGCCACCTCCCCACCCCCTTCTGGCCGGGGAGCGGTCAACCCCCGGGGTGGTACTTCGACCACCAGCACTGATTCGACAGGGGGGAGTGCGGCATGGTAGGACGTAAACTCCAAGGAAAAGGAGTTCCTGCCATGTCAGATTTCACGGTGGAAGAGGTTGCGGCTGAGATCGAGGCGCTGTGCTTCGAGATGTCGGATTTTCTGAAAGAGAAAAACGCTGGATACGGGAACTCGGTCTTCGATCCCGTGGCCGTTTTCTCGACCGCGACGGCGGTGGACCGCATCAAGGTCCGGATCGACGACAAGCTGAGCCGGATCAAGCGGGGGAAGGGCCCAGACGACCTCTCCAGCGAGGACACGAAGAAGGACCTCGCCGGCTACCTGATCCTCTGGTCGGTCTTCGACCGTCTGGAGGCTCGCAAGGCGGCGATGGAAGACGAGGAGGTCCGGAAGGCCGAGTCGGTGGTCGCTGCGAAGAAGAAGCGTTTAGGGGAGCCTGAAAAACCATGCGCGAAGCTACCTGGGAAGCGATCCGGAAGCTGGCGAGGGAGGGGAAGGTCCCCGTCATCGAGATCAAGGAAGCCGAGCGCGTGGTGACCCCGCCGCGCAAGCGCGGGCGACCTCGTGTGGTGGGACCCAAGGGGGAAGTTTACCACTACAAGATGCACACCCCGAACGGTCAACCCATGCAATGCAGGGCGTTTGGGTGCAATTATAAATTCAGGAAGGATGAAATCGGTATCGTATGCAGCAACCCGAGCTGCAAGGCGATGTTGATCGAGTATTGCCAGGCCGTTCTGGACGTTTTCTCGGGGAAGATGTCCGCCCTGGACTTCCCGATGGCGTTCAGGTCTCGCCATGGTAAGAGGATGGCGTCAGGGAAACCGAAACCTCCGCCGAAGAAAAAGAAATGAAACTCGGTGATTTCGTTGCAAGGCTTACGAAGACGGTGGGGATCGAACCCTGCGATGCCTGCAAGAAACGACAGGAGACGCTAAATGAACTCGGGCGAAAACTCTCAGAAGCCTTTGGAGGGGGAAGTGGTGCCGGAGTACCGGACCAGGGAGGAGATGGAGTCGCACGCTCCGGAGGGTCCCCGGGCGTTCATGGCCCGCCAGGAGGCGGAGTACGAGGAGATGATGCGCCAGCAGATGAAGGACCACGAAGCCCAAGTGACGGGTCAGACGGAGGCTTCGTTTATCCGATTCGCGAATAACGGTGACGCTCTCTCTCCAGCCCTCAGCGACTTCTCCAAAAATGTCTCTGAGCGCAAGCTGGGGAGAATTGGAACGAGTCATAAGGGTTATGGCTTCCGGATCGACCCCAGCGGTAGGAAGCCTGAAAAGCGTTGACGGGTACCTAACCGCCTATCATCCTTTGTGGGTCTGAAACTGCCCCTTCGGGGGCCCCCACACAGGAGAACACCACATGGCAGCGGCAGCGGGGCGCGGTGCGCCCGATCTCGAAACCTCGAAGAACGTGATGGCCCGGATGCGCGAGATGGCCAACCGCGGCGAGTCCTTCGCCCGTGGTCAGCGCGGCTTCGCCCGTCAGATGGCTCGTGGCGCGGCCCGCGGTCTCCGCGGCGCGGGCGACAAGGCGAACGCCGCCCTCGTGCGCGACCTCGCCGCCGCGACCGGCGCGGGCGGCTCCTTACCCTTCGGGTAGGGCGTCGGCGTTCGGTTTTCCTCATCGGCACGTTCCTCTCCTGTAATTCAGTGGGCTAAAAGCGACACCCCACACGGCTACCGAAACCCACTTGACAACCAAGGGGCCGGGGTATCGCGATTCTCGCGGAGTCGATCTTACGCCGAAGACGGTGTATCCTCCTGGGAATGGCGACGGTCTTTTTCTCGGGCGGCATCGACTCCACCACGCTCGCTTTTGACGTGGCGAAAAACCCCTGGAGGTACGGCATCTCTCCGAAGACGGAGGATTTCCGCCTCCTGACCGCGTACATGGGGAAGGAGAAGCCGGCCCACCTCGGCAGGCTGGCGACGAAGATCCGCGAAGAGGCCGAGTGGACGGAGTTCGCCGGGTTCTCCCACGAGTTCGTGGACGCCACGAGTCTATTCGATTTTCAAAAGTCGGATATCCCGCATGGGGGCGCGGGGACGATGACTCCCCTGTCGACGAAGTACCAGCCGGATCTCCAGTCGATCTCCTACGCGCCGGGCCTCCACACCCTGCTGGCCACCGTGGCGTACAACCGCGAATGGTTCGGTAGGAGTCTGTCCGCCTTCAGCGACCCCCAGGCGTTTTTCGGGTTCCAATACGACGGCCCGATCTGGAACGAGGTGGACAAGGGGACCGTGACGCCGAACGACGTCTCCCCCGATTATATCGCGGCCCTGAATACCCTGGTGAGGGTGTCCGGACCCCGTCCGGGGGTGCGGTTCCGTGCGCCGTTCCTGGAGAACCGGATGGATCGGGTTCATATCCTGGAATTGGCCATCACAATTGGCGTTCCGCTCACCTGGACGAGTTCCTGTGAGCAGGGGTGGATGGTGAACTGCGGGTACTGCGGACAGTGCCTCCGGAGGATGAAGGCGAGTTCGTACCTGGAAGACGCCATGAAGACGTTCTTGAAGAAGCTGGAAGACAAGAAAGCGGCGGAGAAAGCCGCGAAGAAGGGTAAGAAGTTATGAAGCCGAAATACACTGTGGTCCTCTCCGGGGGACAGGACTCGACCACCTGCCTGTATTGGGCGCTCGACAAGGGCGTCGATGTTCAGGCCGTGACTTTCCACTACGACCAGCGCCACGACACCGAGGTCGAGGCGGCGAAGCGGATCGCTGCTCACGCGGGGGTCCCCCACACCGTCCTGGAGGTCCCCGGCCTCGGGGTTGCGGGGAAGGGGTCGTCCCTCACGCGGGACTTGCCGCTGGACCTCGATGGGGGGTTCCAGGGGCTCCCGTCGTCCTTCCTCCCTGGCCGGAACCTGGTCTTCCTGTCCCTGGCGGCGGCGTTCGCCATCCCCCGGAACTCCTTCTACCTCGTCACCGGGGTCTGCCAGACGGACTACTCGGGGTATCCGGACTGCCGGCGGTCGACCATCGACGCGATGGAGAAGGCCATCAACCTCGGTAACGATCTTCACGGCTTCAAAATCGATACCCCCTTGATGCACCTGACGAAGGCGGAGACGGTCCGCCTCATGAGGGGGTTCGGGAACCAGGCGTGGGAGGCGCTAGGGATGTCGATCACCTGTTACGAGGGGAAGCACCCGGGGTGCGGCGCGTGCGCGGCGTGCGTGCTGCGAAAAAAAGGTTTTTCGGAAGCTGGACTTGGTGACCCTGCGGAGGACAACTGATTATGAAAAGCTACGAATCTCTTACGTTCAAGGGTGAGAAGGAAGTCAACGGCCCGGAGGGGTCTTTCGTCATCGTCGAGGGCGAGGACGGCAAGAAGTACAAGATGGTGAGGGAGGCGCTTCAGTCTCTCGTCGAGGAGACTCAGCCCACGAAACCCCACGGGGCGCGCGGGCTCGACACCTTTCCGGCTCCCTCGAACATGCAGGTGATCGATTTTCACCTCCCCGAATTCACCTGTCTCTGCCCCAAGACCGGGCAGCCTGACTTCGCGAGTTTCAAGCTCCGCTACATCCCCGACGAGAAGGCGGTCGAGTCGAAGTCGCTGAAGCTGTACCTCTGGTCGTTCCGCGACAAGGGCTGCTTCCACGAGAAGGTGACGGAGACGATCTACCAGGACCTCCTGACCGCGCTCGCCCCTCGATGGTTGCAGCTCATCGGGGAGTTCAACGTCCGGGGCGGCATCTACGAGAAGGTGGCGCGGGAGTGGCTGTCCACCGAGCTTCTTTTCGCGGGGTCGAATGGGCACTCGACCAATTCGCGGACACTCGAACGCCTCGTCGCGAGCTACCGTATCCAGTTTTTAGGGGAGCGAAAAACAATGACGATGCCAGCACTGAGTCCGGCGCCTGAAGAGGTCTTGGAAGGGGAAGGCGCCTGCGATCTGACGAACGAAGAGGTCGCGGACAAGGTGCTGGCCTTCGCGGAAATCTTCTCCGCGATCAAGCTCTATACCTATCAAAGGCTTTTCGCGTTCCGAATTGTGATGTCTGTGCTCGACAACGACGGCGCCATCATCACCGGACTCTGGGCGCGTCAGTGCGGGAAGACGGAGACGGTCGCCGCCCTTGCGTTGGCGATGGCTGTCCTCCTCCCCTCCCTGGCGAAGGCGTTTCCGGGGGATTCGAGGTTCCGCCGCTTCTATAAGGGATTTCTGATCGGGATTTACGCTCCGATTGAGAAGCAGTCCCTCCTCTCGTTCGACCGTATGCGGAAGACCGTCAACCGGCCCACTTCGGACGATGGGATGGTCCCTGGGGCCAAGGAGATCATGGAAGATCCGGAGCTTGATATCCGGGTTATCTCCTCTCGCGGCGACACGCTCTCGTTCTCGAACGGGTCGGTCATCATCGCCCGAACGGCGTCCCCCCAGAGCCAGATCGAGGGCGAAACCCACCACATTGTCATTTGTGAAGAGGCTCAAAAACTCTTGCGCTCGAAGGTCGAAAAGGAAATTCGACCGATGTTGGCCTCGACGAACGGGACGATGGTGAAGATCGGGACCGCCTGGGAATCCCGCGGAGGGTTCCACCAGTCGATCCAGCAGAACGTGGATATCCAGAAGACCCTGGGAATCCGCAACCACTTCGAGTTCCCGTACGATATTGTATGCGCTGAAAAACAGCGTTGTTACAACGAAGAGGCGAAAGCCTACAAGGCGAACCCGGCGGAGAACCCGGCGCCCAACCCGTTCCACCTGAACTACCGCAAGTTCGTGGACAGCGAGATCACCCGCCTGGGCGGACCCGGGATCGGGACCGAGACGCTGGAGTTCAAGATGAACTTCCGGTGCCTCTGGAACGAGTCCCGGGTCATCGCCATCACCCCCGACGTTCTGCGGTCGATGGAGGCGAACGACGTCGAGGCTGGGCCGAGGATCGGCGGGTTCATGGTGGCGGGCCTGGATATCGCGAAGACCAGCGACCGGACGGTTCTAACGCTTATGGAGGTGGATAAATCCACTCCGCACTTGAACCGGAACTATCTCCCTGGAGCTGACGAAGATAAACAGCTCTATTACTCTAAGACCATCACCGATTGGGTGGAGCTGCAAGGGACGTTCGAGGGGAACTCTGGGCAGTATGCGACCCTCTTGAATTACCTTCGCCAGGTGACGATCCAGGTCCTCGTGGTGGACATCACCGGCATGGGCGATCCTGTGTTCGAGCGCATACAGGAGATGGTCGGGGGTGATATCACCTGCGTCCCCTTCCGCTTCTCGAACGCGGCGGTGAAAAGTCAGCTCTACAAATACTATATGCAGGAGATCCACGCGGGTCGTCTGCGGTTCGCGAATGGGCCGAACACCCGTGCGACCAGGTACGAGCACGCCCGATTCGTGAAGGAACACCTCGACCTGGACCGGCAGCTCCACGCGGGTTCCGTCGTGTATTTGGCTCCGGAGGGGGAACACGACGATTACCCAGACAGCGCGGCCCTTGCCTGCTGGGGAGAGAAGGTGTCAGAATCCTCCTCGATGCCTGTTATCCAGAGTTCGTCGGCGCCCCAGGGATGGGGCGGCGCTTCCCGCCGCACGGCGAGGAGCGGCGACGTATTCTCGTCCTCGTCTTCGATGCCCACCGTCGAGGTCTCAGGGGGCGCGGGTCCGTTGCCGTCTTCTTCGCGTGCCGCTCGGTACGCGAGGCGATGGTAAACAGCTTTTCAACGGACCAAAAACGTTTCTGATTAGCTCCCCAGAAAGGAGCTACTGGAGAACTCCATGCGCGACACCGTGACCCTGAAGCAGTTCCACACCCCCTTCAACAGCGCGTCGATCCGGAAGCTGCTTGGTCAGCTCTTCCGCGCGTCGTCCGAGCAGGAGACGGCCGCCTCCGGTTCCCTGGCGATCATGGCGGGTGGCATCGCGCGTCACAAGGGGACGGTCCAGGACATCTGGCTCGTTTCCGGCGCGGCGTGCGCGGCCGGCGAGTCGATGACTTTTGACGTCCTGAAAAACGGCACGTCGATCCTCATCGGGGTCTACACCCTGGACTCGACGAAGCCCAACAAGGAGCCGATCTCCCTTCTGTCCCTCCTCGACCCGACGAAGGCCGACATCACCTGGGGCGACAAGCTGGAGGTCACCCGCGTCTATACCGCGGGCGGCGGCCCCACCCCCCTGGTGAACACCCGTCTCGACGTCGAGTGGGCGCCGAACCAGGACAGTTTATCGGAGCCTGATAATCGGTAAAGAAGGAGTCCAAGATGGCAGATCCAGCGAACCCCGGAACCCAGCCCCAAGGGAACACCCTCTGGGGTCTGATCCGGGTTGGCGGTAACAGCAGCCAATTCTCGTTCCCCCGGGAGCAGATGTCCCTCGCGGACTCCTTCGCCCAGGGTGTCGGGAAGGCCCACAACGGGGTCCAGTACGCGCATTTCGACATGCGAAATTACGCGCGGACCGCCGGAACCCCCAGCGGGAGGAAGTTACCGTGTTTCGGGTACGCTATTACGATAAGGTATTTCACCCTGACGAGTTCAAGGGTGGCCTCGGATGGTGTATCCGCGCGGTGAATTGGGTCCGCTGGAGAGTCGAAGTGGTCGTCCAGTACCTCGTGCTCCGGTACCTGGCGGGTCAGGACAAGACCTTGCCGAAGACCGAAGTGAGCAAGCTCCTCCAGTCGTTCAGGCGCGACGTTCGGATCGAGACGCTCCAAAGGGAGACCACCTCACCCCTCCTGGCGCCCCCAAACGAACCTGTTTTTCAGGGCGGTAAAATCGCTCCGTCGGTCATCGCGGAGCCTCTTCCCGTGGACAGCGGAAGGCCGTCACCCATCCTCGGTCTCGTCGAGAGGTACGGCCATGGGTCCAGGTCGAAGCGATACTCCCGAGGCCGCAACTTCTCAGTCGGTAACCCGGATGGGGATTTTGAGCCGGTCGATAAACAATGAACTCGAACGACGTCACAGGTATCGGCACATGGGCCCTCGAACACGGTGTTTCGGGAGTTCTATTTGTCTCTAACGCGCTCTGGGTCTACCTCTATCTGCGCGAGCGCGGCATCACGAATAAGACATTTCAAGAGCTTCAAAAGAGCCAGAAAGAGCGTCTCTCCGCTGAGCAGGCGAACTCCGCCGCTCTTCTTCGCGTCCACGGGGAGGTCGGGAAGACGGTCGCTACGCTGGGGAAGATGGTCGATTTTCTCGACAAGAACGTTGAGAGGTTCACATGAGCTTGACCATGACCAGGCCGGCTCTCCTATCGCGGGAGGAAGTCAAGGGCACAAAAACTCTCCGCGAAGCAGACCAGGAGGCGGTAGCCATGGAACGGAGCGCGCGACAGCGCCTCGAAGAGGTCTCGGGTAAGGCGATCCGAGACAAGGCCCGGGGGATCATCAAGAAGATCGACCCGGAGTTCGAGGACGAACACGCTACCTCCCCGGATATGCAAATCTCCGAGGTGGTGGTCCGGAAGGATGAGAGGAAGAATGGCCCTCCTTGAAGGAATTCAAGACCCGACTCTCCGTAAGCTCGTCGATGCCCTGAAGGACTCGACGCTTCTACCGGATGATTCCGTCCCGGCCGGGTTCCTCGATGGGGGTTCCCGGCTGACGACCATTTCGGCGGACGAGGTCGAGATCCGCATCCACGTCCTCCCCGGCGGGGTAGCGGCTAGGATCTCTATCGAGCCCAGGGGTTCCACCAAGGGTGTGAAGGGTATTCAAGGCTTGATAAACCTCTCTGTTCTCTCAACGAAACTGGTGTGACATGCCCGCAGCGACCTTCGCAGGAACCATCGACGAGAAAACGGTACCCACCTCGACCGCTGAGGCGATCTACACCGGAGGCGGAGGGATCACCGCGACCGATGGCGTTCTCGTGCAAGCCCCTTCGGGGAACACGGCCTCGATCTACGTTGGTCCCTCGGGGGTGACCATCCAGAACGGCATCGAGATCACCCCCGGAGCGGCGATCTTCTTGCCGATCACAAATCCAGCCGCGATTTACGTCATATCGGTGTCCGGAAGCCAGAAGGCGAGGGCGGTGGCCATATGATCGTCTTCTATCCGAAACCGATCCCCGGCCGCCCTGGACCTCGGGGAGATTCGGTGGTGGTCCCTGGAGGCCCGCCCGGTACCCCCGGAACCAACCTGGTCCCCTTCCGCCTGGTCTACCCGGCGAGCGCCATCGTCGTCGTGGACGGGCTCTCGGGGTTCACCCGGGTCGGGGCGATCCCCTTCGACCCTTCGGTGCTCTATCAAGGAGCAACCGTTGTTCGGCGTCTGAAATTCCAAACGGCAGCCGAGGTGACGTTTGGGGTGACGGCGGAGATCACGCTCTACGATCCTGCGGCGGGGGCATACATCGCGGGAAGCACCGTCACGGTGACCTCGACTACCCCGGTCGTGCAAGAGACGTCGGAACTTGTCCCTGGCGGAGCCTCTACGTCGGTCAAACTCTCCGCAAAAATCTACGAAGTCCACGCGCGAATTACGGTTCCGGGGAGCCCTGTCCCTGGGGATCTCGTGCGGGTCTTTAGCCACAACATCATCGCGGATTTCACCGCTTCATTAGAAGGATAAAGAGATGGCCGGGACTCCTCATGGTTACGTGGATGGCGGTGGTACGAGCCAGGAGAACTGGAAGCACGACCACGACTTGTTCACCAGGCTCTACAAGTTCTTCTCCACCTCCTCACGCCACGCGGTCATCGCCTACAACAAGGGTCTGACCGGCGGTAACGTCGCGGCGGCGACGCCGGGGACCGACTTCTGGGATGGAGCGAACCCCTTCGGGAGGCAAGCATGGTTTTTGGTGCGTTTCACAAACGCTGCCAAGGTGTTTTACATCCTCTTCGAGTATTACGACGGCTCCTTGGTGACCGCGCAGTACGGAGGGGTTATCAGGGGCTCGACCTTTGTAACCTCCTCCGGTGTCGCGTTCCAGTGCGTTGCGGCTCTCGATTCCGGGGGCGTGGCGGCGAACCCTTTCCAGGGCACCATGGTCAACACCGGGTCGGACACCCGGCCGACTGGTGTGTGGTGGGCTCCCCCTGGTGGCGGGAAGCTGTTCATGACCCCGAGGTCGAACGCCCTTGGCGGGACCTGGGCGACGAACAAGAACAACATGCGGTTCCTGCCGCAGAACTCTTCTCCGACCTCCGTGGCGGTGAACCGCTGGTCCTTCGGGGCGACCGACGACGCCTTCTGGATGACTTACGACGCGGGCGACAACGGCCTCGACCACTTCACCTACATGGGCCTGTACGCCCCGAGGTCCGACGTCACGAGCGACATGCCACTCTGTATGGTGTCGGAGTATAACGCGAGTGACGCCTTCAATTTCAACGGGATGTCCAACGCCAGTCCCACGATCTTCGGAGGCGCCACCACGGGGGACCCCTATGACGATGGCGGGGTTCACGGCTCGACACCGATGGTGGGCGCGTCTTCGAGCCTGGTCTACGACTGCGTCGTAGGCGGGAACCTCATGCCGTTTGTCACGAACGCGAATCTCCTCCAGAACAAGGCGCTAGCCGTCCCCTCGAACGAAGAATGGCCGATCTTCATCGGGGCGTACGAGTCTTCGGCGGCCTTCGGGATGTTGGGGTACCTCGAACAGGTCCGCATCGTGACCGGGGTGAACAACAAGGATACGAACCAGGGAAAAACGCGAGCCTACTTCATGGGGGCGGGTCCTCACGCGCACGCGATCCCCTGGGATGGGGTGACCACCCCCGGGACCTCGGTGGGCCGCGGCGTGGCGTTCTGAGAGGTTTATCATGGCCCTAAAAGACGTAAACCAGATCCCTATCGGGGCCTTCCCTCAACCGGCCCTTTCGGTCGTTCGTCTTCGGGCGGTCCCCGTGGCGACCTCTCCTGCGCAGCCCTCAATCCCAACCCCGGCCACCTACAAGATGAGGGGTCGTGATGTTGATTGTGGAACGCTGACTTACCGTTACTGGACCGCTACCGGGTCCCCCGACTATACGGGCGCTCAGTACGCGGGCGCGAAGTGCGGCGCGAGCCCCCTCGCGGACATAATTCGGATCACTTTAGAAACGCTCAAAAACGAAAGAGAACCACGATGGCGAACCTGTTCCACACCAGCATGAGCGCGAAGGCGGCGACCTTCTTCTCCACGCTCTTCCAGATGATCGGAGTTTCGACCGCCGATATGTCCAGGTCCAAGGGGGTGGGGGTCACCCTGAAGTGCCTGGACGGCGACGCGATCACCGCAGAGATTCAGCCCCTCGACCAGGGGAACATGATCCGCAAGCTCGTCGAGTCCGGGTCCCTGGTGGTCCCCTCGGGCGGGGCTGCCGATCTCGATGGCGACGTCGGGACCGCAACCCTGGTGGCCTCGACGGTGGACGTCACGGTCCCCGGGGGAGTCCCCGTGGGGTCGCTGGTCTACGCGATTGCGACCACCCCGGCGGGGGTCCAGAAGCCCCTCGCGGCGGTCCGTAAATCGGCCACCGAAATCACGATCTCCTCCGCGGGGTCCGGGTTCGGTGCCCTGCTGGACAGCGCGGGGGTGAGCGGGGCCCTGACGGCGGGGGTGAACGCGGCGATTGCCCTGGAGAACGTTGCTGGGGACCTCCTCGCGGTGAAGGAGACCGCGGCGGCGGGTTCGGCTGCCGACCACTTCTCGGTCGTCCGGGTCGACAACAGCAACGTGAAAGTTCAGGCGCACAACTCCGCGGGCGCCCTCGTCGCGGGGAACACCTCGACGGTCAAGGTTTACAACCTCGGCCAGGCCGGTCACGATACCTCCCTGGTCCGTTGGGCGGTCGTCCGCCCCTTATTCGGTTTTTAGAAAGGCCAAAAACGATGATCCACAAGTTCAACTCCTCCTTCTTCGCCACCCGCGTCCAGCGGACCCTCGCCCTCATCGCGGGGCTCTTCAACCTCGACCTGAACCTGAAGAACGCCCGCAACGTCAAGATCACCATCGAGACGCGCGACGGCCAGGGGATGTACTGCCAGGTCGACTCCGACGATGGGTGCGCGCGGTCCACCCCCGACTTCGCGCCGGCTGTCCCCGTCACCTGGACCCCGGGGGCGCTCACGGCGGGCGTGAAGAGCGACTTCTCCGTCAGCAACGCCGCGGGGGACCGTCTGGTGGCCCGCCTCGTCACCCCCGGAGGCAACCCGGCGGACTACTACGTGGCGACCCGCGTGGACAACAGCAACGTGGCGGTGACCGCCTACAAGCGGACCTCCCCCGGCGCGGCTGCTGTCGTCGAGACCGGGGACACCTCGACGGTCGAGGTCGCGAACCTCAAGCAGTTATTCAGAAGGCCAAAAACGATGAAACTCCTCAAAAGCCAGGGCGTCTCGGTGACCACTTCCGCTGCGGCGGCGTGTGCAGCTTCGGACGTCCAGGCGGACACGAAGAGCGTGGTCGTGCAGGCCAACCCCTCGAACACCGCCGTCATCTACATCGTCAACGCCTCTTCGGTGGCGAAGACCGAGGGGATCATCGTCGCGGCCGGCGCGTCGGTCACCCTGGACGTCGCGGACCCCTCCGCGCTGTTCTTGATCTCGGACAGCGGAACCCAGAACGCGCGTATCGCCCAGCTCGGTTGAGGTTATTATGGCCCCCAGAATCCTTCGTCCCGGTAGCAAAGACATCCTGGTTTCCGGTCGTCAGCGCAGGATCGAGATACCGAATGGGGGTTCTTGGGGCCTGAATAACCTCCCCTCTGGGGTCCTGGTGTTCGCGCACGAACTCAGGACAGCGAACGATATCGGAGGGGTGGCGGACGGAGCCCGGGTTTCCACCTGGACGGACAGGGGACCGGCGAACGACCCGCTGACTTCCACCCTCACGAATCGACCGATTTACAGGGCGCCATTTTTCAACGGGCGGCCCATCCTCGAATTTGACGCTGATCTGGAAGATCGATTCATGGTCGGTCTGGTGAACAGGTCGATCACGCATCTGGTTGCGATAGCGAAAGTCAGAAAGCCAAATACGAATCTGGGGAACACGACCATCCCCGCTATTTTCGACAACTATCGAGGTCTAGCCGGCCTGAACGGGTACGACGGGGCCGCCCCTTTGGGCCATGCGAGTTTGATTTTGACCGGGGAAAGCGGCCTTTCTCGGTTTTCCAATATCTATTCGGTGAGCACCTACCGGAAGGACGGGGTGGACGGGTCCCCTTCGGCCATGGATGCGAACGTCGAACGGATGACCCACCGATACCAGGTGAGCCGGTCCTTGTTCGATGGGTATCCTCTTGTTATTGGCCGAGACAGAAACGTTGCGGGGGCTGCTTTTCGGTGGCGCGGGTCTGCTCAGGCGTTCTTCGGACTCAACGCGCCTTCAGCGGGGGACCTGGCGAACCTGGAGGCGTACACGGCCTGGTACAGTAGGGGCGACATCTGTTGCTTCACCGGGGACTCCCTGGCGTTCTCCTACGGGGTGAACGGGAACGAGAGCATAAGCGCGTTGCTGGATGCGGCGTGGAACGGGACAATTGACGTCCCCAATTACGCTATACCTGGTCAGGGTGTTGGTCACAGCAACTCGGGCGTTTTCACCACGATGATTGCCGATGATCCGGCGAAAATCGGTTCGCTGCCACGCGGTCGACCTCACGCGGCTCTATTCATTATCGCCGGAACAAATGACCTGGCGAACGGGGACTCCGCGGCCACCGTCGAGGCGAACATCTGGACCTACGTGGATGCCCGCGTGGCGGAAGGGTGGACCGTCTACGTCTGCACCGTCATCGATAGGACGGATGCGGCGGTCTCCGCGGGGCAGGCGGCGTTCGATGCGAAGAGGGCCACCCTGAACACAGGTCTCCGGACGAACGCGGCGGCTCACCGGGCGACGATCATCGACCTCGCGGCGGACGCTCGGCTGGGGGCGAACGGGGCGTCCGCCGGCCTTACCTGGTTCCAGTCGGATAAAGTGCATTTGAAGGCGGTGACTTACAGCACGATCATCTACCCCCTGGTCAAGACTGCCGTAGAGACCCTTTTCGCGGCGTGATATGGTGTAGAAGCAGGCCGGACAACAAAGATCGGACGGAGATAAACAAGTGCCTCTTTCATTCTTCACGAACGCGGGGAACTCGTACGGCAGCCAGGTCCCTTTCCAGAGGATCGTAGAACCCGCTCAGCTCGGGATGTTTTTGAATTTGGAGCAGGCGGAACTCCTCCGAATCCAGCGTTATAACGAAGGTTGGCGCTTCTATTTCGGTAAACAGTGGCTCTTCAAGAGGGAGGACGGGGAGCCGTTGGTCACGCGGAACTACTTCCGCAAGATCATCGACAAGTGCGCCGCCTTCCTGGCGGGGAAGGGGTTCAACATCCAGACCCCCGAGGTGCTGGAAGAGATCACCCTGCCGTTCCTGAACGAGGTATGGAAATCAAACCGCAAAAAACAGTTCGCGTGGGACGCCGCCCTGATGGGAGGGGTGACCGGAGACGTTTTTGCGCTGGTGACTTTCGAGACCCCGACCCCCATGCAAAGGCAGATCAACCCCTACACCCAGGGTCAGATCCGCGTGCAGCTCCTCGGGTCGGAGCAGGTCTATCCCACCTGGGACCCCCTCAACGTCCAGAACCTCCTGGCCGTCCGGATCGAGACCATCTTCTACGCGGACAGGGGTATGCACACCCTCGACCGTGACGACCGGACGAACCACCAGGGGCGGCAGCTCCAGACGAAGAGGTTCACACAGATTATCACGCCTTCTCAAATCGTTGAGCAGGCCCACGGGGAGATGCCAGTCATCAAACCGAACACCCTGGGGGAAATCCCGCTCGTTCATATCGCGAATATGAGCGTGCCAAAAGAGTATTATGGTCTCCCCGATGGTCAGGACCTCATTGATCTCCAGCGCGAGCTGAACGAGAAGAGCACCGACGTCTCAGACATCATCAACTATCACGCCTCCCCGGTGACCATCATCTTCGGGGCGAAGGCGAAGCAGCTCGAACGCGGACCCCGACAGATTTGGAGCGGCCTCCCCCCCGACGCGAAGGTCCAGAACCTCGCCCTGGATGGGGACCTGAACGCCTCTGTAGGGTATATCGACTCCGTCAAAAAGACTATGCACGACCTGAGCGACGTCCCCGCGACGGCGCTGGGTGACGAGTCCCCGATCTCGAACACCTCCGGGGTGGCGCTGCACATGCGGTTCCAACCCCTCGTCGAGCGGACGGAGCGCAAGAAGGACCAGTACGAACCTGGAATTGAGCAGATCAATTACTTCATCCTGCGCATCGGCGTCGTGATGGGGATGCTCAACATCCCGTTCGACCTCTGCTCGAACTGCGGGGGGCGGATCGTCGAGATCGACACCGGGAAGATGCGCCGGGTCTGGAATCCGGAAAGTCAACGCTACGATATCGTTCCGATGAAGGCGAAGCGTTGCTACCATGTGAACAAGGAAACGCTGGAATTTGAAGATCCCGAAAAGATGCGGATCACGTTCTGGCGCCAGTACGGGTTCGGGAAGCAGCTCCGCGAGGCGCCCCTCGACCAGATCGAGCGCGAACTCAAGGAGGGGAAGCCGTCTTTTTGGGACTACACAGTCATCAAGAAGCAGCTTCAGGAAAAACATCGCGCTGAAAATCCTCCACCGGAACCGGAGGAGAAGGCGCCCGAGGTCCAGATGGAGGCGGATCTGGCGGAAGCTCGCCGTCCGCCTCCCGAGGAGCCCGAGAAGGACTCCGACCTCCCCGAAGAGCTGAAGATCATCCCCATCCCCGAGGAGGAGATCGACTTCCCCGAGGAGCCAGAAGAGGTCGAGATCACGCAGCGGTGGGTCCACCCCCAGACTCAGCAGCTTCTCGAAGAGGAGAAGATGGTCCGGATGCTGGTCCCTACGGGTTGTAACCGGCCTCAATATCTCAACCCGTACGATACCAAGGTCGAGTTCCCTGACCCGCTGCCCAAGGATGAGGCGCTGCGGGCGACCCTCTATGAGCAGTACCAGCGGAACCAGTGGGTCGACCCCGAGTGGTGCCAGGATCGGATACCGGAAATCGCGGTCGATAAAACCGCTATCCAGCGGAGGATCAAGAAGAACGGGGCTCCCCCGGGTACCGCTCCGGGGGCGAAAGAGGAAGATCCCTCGGCGGGGAAGCGGCAGGCGAACGTCATGGGTGCGGACGCGGGACCGAGGATGCAGAATAAGGTTCCCGGGAAGGGTGGTAACCCCGTCAAGCCGGGCAAGGAGGCGTGATGTTCATCCCCAGCCAGTACGTCCCGAGTATGGTTTCTCGAAAGCTGACTTACGACAGCGAAGGTCGGCTGCGGGTCGAAGACCGGGTGAACCAGGGGAAGTGGCCCGCCGGGATGGCGGACGCGAACTCGATGTACCCCACGGACGCCGAGAGGTTCGACGCGATTGCGCCGCATATCAAGAAGAACAAGGAGAAGGACGCGCCCCGGAGGAACTACGTCATCCAGCCGGGCGGAAACATCGTGTATTTCGACGGCGACAAAAACCTTTACGAGGCCATTTACGGGACCCCGTCGACCGCTCATATCCCCCAGGAGAAGGACTCCTTCGGGAAGGCCCTGAGCGAGCGGGTTCCCATGGCGACGGCCAGGTCCACCGGAGAAAGGTTATGTTGAACTACCCCAAGGCCAAAACCCCGGACGTGCAGAACAGTAAATCGGGGCTGGATATCCCTGAACCTTCTACTCCGGCACAAGGGAGGGAGACTCGAAGGGCGTACGCTCTGACCCACGAAGGGGTGGCTGCTACGGGGAAACTCATCTACCTTGATGGCGAGCCTTTCCGGTGGCGTTGTCGTCACGATGGAGTCTGAAAATGGCGCGGCCAAAAAAGTACGCTGACGGGGTAGACAACGGCACGGGTGACGAGGACGGCGACCGGAACGAAGACGGTTACGAGTCCTGTTGCCGGCAGGGGTACGGGGGCGTCATCGTCCGTTCCTTCGGGAACGGCTACCAGGAAACTCTCCCGGCTCAGCCGGGGAAACTCCGCGGGCAGGAAACCCGTTCGCGGTAAATCAGAAGGAGAAAAACCATGAACAGCAATTACGCGGGTCCTCTGGGCCCGGCTCAGTATGGTCCGATGGGCGTGGGCAACGCGAGCGAGAACTTCCGCGAGGCCACCATGGGCGGGAAGGGGATCGGCCCCATCGGCGGCGACCGGAGCCAGGGCGAGACCCCCGGTGTCGGCGCGGTCTACGGCGCGACCCTCAACGAGCGCCCCAACCTGTCGAACCCCCGCAACCAGGGTCCCACCCGGGCCCCCTCCGCGAGCGGCGCCTCCTCGATCCCCGTCGTCTCGACGTCGGCGCGGTCCACCGGCCGCGTCCGTTTAGCGGATATCGGCGCTAGAAAAAACTCAGACAAGAAAGACACGAGACAAAAGCTATGGACCCCATCACGCGAATCCGGAACCTGCTCCAGAACCCCGCCCTCACCCCCGAGACCCGTGCGGAGCTGGAGGCGACCCTGAACCACCTCCTTGCGACGAAAGCCCAGGCGGACGCGGCGGCGGAGCAGGCGCGCGTCCAGGCCCTCCAACCGGGGGACCGGGCGATCCAGCAGGGTTTCACCGAGCTTCGGTCGTCGATGACCACCGAAATCCAGTCGTTGAATAACGCCTGGTCCGCGAAGTTCGCGGCGTCGGAGGCGGCCCGGAAGAAGGAGATGCTCGATGCGTACCGCGTCAGCGCGCTCCGGGCGGCGGGCGACGAACTCATCCTGGAGATGGTGGCTTCGGGTCCCGAGATCGCGGATATCGACGCTTCAATTGCGGCGTCGAAGGCGAAGTACAAGGAGATCCAGGCGAGGGTGGCACCACCCCCTCCCCCGGCACCTCCCACCCCTGCGGCTCCGCCCCCTCCCCCGGCGGTGGTCCAGCAGCAGTTCGGTCCCACGGGTCAACCGATCAACCCCCAGGCGGCGGCTGGCTTCCCCCAGGCGACGAACCCCGCGCCGGTTTACAACGACCCGAATAACGGTACCGGGTTCCAGGCCCCCGAGGTCTTCCAGCAGATGACCACCGAGGAGGCCGTCCGGTCGGGGGCGTACGGGAAGGTGCGGCAGGACACCATCAACCGTCTCCGCGGGGTGACGACGATGGGCGGTGCTCCCCTGGGGACGGCCCCCCGGTACATCACCCACCCGTCCCAGCATGTCCAACTCCCGGGCGGGGTCTCCCATCCGGCGACCCAGCCGATGAACCCGGGGAACCCTCAACCCTCGGTTCAGCAGCAACAGGTTTATCAGGCCCCCCAAAACGTCCAGGCCGCCCCTCCCCCGGCGGCGCCTCCTCCCCAACCCCAGAACCCTCCCCCGGCGGGCGCGAACGGTTACCCGGCCGCCCCTGACGCGGCGGCGGCGATGGCAGCGGTGGCGAGGACCCACGCGAACGCGAACCCCGTGGCCGGCCAAAACCCGGGGGGAGCGGCGGCGGCGGCGGACGCGGCACGTCTCGCGGCGGCGGGGGTCAACCCCCAGGCCGCCTACAATCAGCGGTTCACCCACACCCCGCCCGTCTCCTGACGCGGCGGTGAAAATCAAGTAGGAGAAAAACATCATGAGCAGCGTTCTCAATGCGGCAGTCCAGACGGGTGGTGGTTTCCAGCAGCAGGCGATGGCCGTTCGAGACGTGTTCTCGGCGGAAATCTGGTTCGCCGCCCTCCCCGTGATGAAGTTCGACTTCTTCAGCACGAAGAAGACCGAGCTGGGCGTCCAGGCGGGTCGGACGATCAACATGCCGAAGTACGGCAACATCAAGCGCGGCGGGCGTCTCACCGAGGGCGTCCGCCTCCGGACCCGCGGGATGTCGATGTCGAACGCCAGCGTCACCGTCTACGAGAACGGGAACGCGCTCGCCTTCACCGAGTATCTGCTCCAGACCGCGTTCTACGACCAGCTCTCGGCGGCGAGCCTGCTCCTCGGTCGCGACATGGCGTTGGTCCTCGACGCCCAGATCCGCGACACCATCCTCCTCGGCACCTCGACGGTTTTTGGCGGTTCCAAATCCGCCCGCTCGACCCTGACCGCGAGCGACAAGTTCGACACCCGCGCCATCAAGGACGCGGTCGAGCTGCTGGAGACCTACAACGCGCCGAAGTGGGGCGGAGACCACTACATCTGCTTCCTCCACCCCCACCAGGCGCGCGGCCTCCGCGACGACAACGACTGGCAGCAGGCGTCGCTGTACTCGGGCGCGACCCAGATTTATACAGGGGAAATTGGCCGCTACGAGGACGTCCGGTTCGTCTCGACGACCGTGATGCCCAACGGGTACAACAACGCCGTCGACCCCGACACCGGGGACTACGTGGACGTCGGCTACAACGCGAACCTCCGCACCGGGGTCAGCGGGAACCAGGTCAACGTTTATCAGGCCGTGATGTTCGGGGAGTATTCTTGCGCCCACGCGACCGCGCTCCCCGTCGAGCTGCGCGACTCGGGCGTGGAAGACTTTGGCCGGGAACACGGCCTGGCCTGGTACTCCATCTGGGGCTCCAACATCCTGGAGAACCAGAACATCGTCGTCATCGAGACGGCCTGATCCACCCACCTGCGACGAGTCTGCCCGATGGATAATCGGGCTCTGAAAAACCACTAAGAAAGAGAAGAGAAAATGGCCGCAACGACTTCGACCGGCAAGTACCACCCGAAGGGGTACAACGATGGCAACCACTTCTTCGTCGAGGCGAACGTGGACACCGCCCTCGCGAACACCGACACCCTGGACGTCGTGCTCCCCGAGGGCGTGGACGACGACTGCCTCCCGGTGTCCCTGACCATCTGGGGGCCCGTCAGCGGGACCACCCGGACCATCGACACCGACGCCGCCCTGACGTCCCACGACAGCAGCACCCGGAAGACCCGCCTGACCGCGACCGGCGCGGTCGCCCAGAACTCGACGGTCATCATCGAGTACCTCAGCCGCTTATCGGGCGGCGAATAACAGCAAAAAGACAAGAAAGACCACAAGACAATGAGCCAGTCAGGAACGAGCGTCACGGTCAGCACCTTCGAGAAGGCCCCCAAGGCGAAGGTCCCCGGGGGTTTCCAGTCCACGGAGGCGGAGAAGAGGGCGGCGGAGCCGAAGCGGAACCCGAACGCCGACGACACCGAAAGCGCGGAGATCGGGGGAGGGTCTTCGGAGCCGGTTCCCGTCAAGGTCGAGGACCTGAGCCGCCGCGTCAGCGTCACCCCGCGACAGAGCATCCCCCGGACCTCCATCGGCGGGGTGACCTACTCGTTCACCGCCGGGAAGAAGGTCACCGTCCCCCTCCACGTCGCGCAGCTCCTCGACGAAAAGGGCGTGCTGTGAAAACCACCCTCCTCGATCAATTCAGGCGCCGAATTCACGACGTCCGGTATTCGAGGAGGGCGTTCGGCCTTTCCGTGAACGATCCGGGGACGGGGTCCCCAAACGCCCTCGCGGAGATCACCTCCGGGCGCCTGATCGTCACCGTGATGGGCATCGCTGGCGTCCCCAGCGTGGATATCGATCTTAGCAATCCCAATTTCGATACGGTCGCGAAGCTCCGGTCCCATCTGGACCGGACCAACGGGTACCGCTGCTCCCCGGACGAGGACATCTATGGGGAGCACCCTTCTCTGGATTTGGAGCCTTTTGGACCCACCCCCATCGTGGGTACTGGTATTGATTTCAAGCACCGGAATTTCAGTGATTTGGAGCTTCAGGAGATCCTGACCACCGCGGTCAGGCGCCACAACCCTTCCCTGGTCGTCCAGAACCTTCCCCCGGGGGAAGAGCCCTTCGTGATGGCGCTGGCCCATGCGGAGGTCTGTCGGGTGATGGCGTACGACGCCTCGAAGAGGAAGGGGACCGAGGCGACGGTCGAGTCCCTGATTGCCCTCGCGGACTCGATGGAGGGCTCCTATCGGGAGGACGTCAAACGGATTATGAAGGCCCTGACTCCCGCGAAGGAGTCAGACCCCGCCACCATGCGGGAAGGCGACGTAATTTCGGGAATGTCATTTCGGGCAAGCCCTAGGACCGGGTTCCGGTCACCCCTTAGCCAGAACACCCCTCCCGACCCGGCGGTCCTTTTCAACCCCGGCCAACTGGATATTGAAGACGACAATATCCGTGTGAACTGGCAGCGGAACCGGACCCCGGACTTCTACGCCTATGAACTCTGGATGGACACCCGGCCGGAGGTTCAGCGGGCGAAGGAGGGCCAGGTGTTCGTGTCCACCCCGTTCAGCGACAAGAACGAGGCCAGGAAGACGACCTCGAAGATGATCTTCCGCTCTTTTGGCGGAAATTCAAACTTCGATTTGGCTCAATTCGCGACCTTCGTGGAGCAGCTCGGACAAGGGATTGTCTCCTTCGTTATCGGAAGTCTGGAGCCTGAATTCGAGTATTTCTTCCGGCTCTACGTGATGGACCTGAACTACGAAGGGGTCTCGTCGCAGGTCGTGAGCGCGAGGACCAAGCCCCTCCGGGTGAAGTTCAACAAGATCGATTGGGCCTCGACGACCTGGGGACCGGCGGGGACCTCGGTGGTGCTCAAGTTCGATTCCCGGTACGGGGTCTTCACGAGCGGGCACAAGATCGAGATCGGTGGTAAACCTGTGACCCCATCGGCTTTCTCGGACTACCAGGCGACGATCACCATCCCCAGCTTCTTCCAATTGAATGACTCGAAAAACGTTACGGTGACTAGCCCGAACGGGTTGATCGACACGAAGCTGGAGGGTTTCAAGGTCACGACATGAAACCGACGTTCCGCATCCTCAACAACGGGGCCCATGTCCGGGTCCAGAAGTTCATCAAAGGCTTCCCTGAAGCCTCTACGGGTGCGGCGCGTGTCCTGGGTGAAGCGTTTTTGAAGACGCTAAAATCGTCTATCGAGACTCAATCCCTGGGTCTTGCTCCTCTGAGCGAGTCCTGGACCCGCACCAAGGCGGCGCGAGGTCTGGACCCACGGATTTTGATGGCCACAAAAGAGTATATCTCTTCGATGGTCCTGACCCCTGTAGGCCAGGGTAAGTTCGCGGTCGAAGCGGACGGGGAGCGGTTCAAGCTCCTGGAGTACGGAACCCGGTCGATGCCTGCCCGACCCCACTTCAGGCCGGCTGTGAAGGCGGCGAGGGCGGCGAAACCCCAGGCTATCGAGGTGTTCCGTGATCTTCTTGGCCGTTGAATGGGCGATCTATAAGCGGTTGACCGGCTGGCCTGTTGACTCCAAGGGAAGGCCGCAGGTCGGAGCGGATAATAAGCCGCTGAATTCCCTTATCATCGGACCCCCGGAAACGGGGCGCAAGCCGTCGTATGGGGTGCGGATTCCCCAACTGAAGGCGCCGTATGACCTCTCCCATCCCTTGACCAGCAAGACCCCGGACGCGATCCGGCTCTTCGAGAAGGGGGCGGAATCCCAGGGATTCCGCAACATCCCGGTCTTTTTTGAGGGAATTGACGGCCGGAGTTACGAAGACATCTGGCCCTGCGTCACCTTCCGCTGCTCGGGGTTCGACCAGAACGAGGCCACCTTCGTCTACTTCGACCCGTTCGAGGACGGATCGGGGGACGACGCCGATATCTTGAACCAGAACGGGGAGGTCGTGCAGAGCGGGAAGAGCGAGGTCACCGTCCGGAAGCATCCGGAAAGTTGGGACCTTGAATATACGATTACCTGCTACGCGAAGACCCCTCACGAGATCGGTCTCGTTATTGAGAGCCTGATTTACCTCTTCCCTCAGAGGGGTGTCCTCGAAGTCGAGCAGATGGATGGGTCGGTCCTTGCGCTCGACATGATCCTCCAAAGGGTCCAGGACGTCGGCGCGAGGGCGGGTTCCTTGGCCCTTCAGATCGAGAAGGACCAGAGCGAGTATTATGGCCGGGCCTTCACGTATAAGGTCGAGGGTTATTTCGATAACACGGCCAACAAGTTCGGGGTGTCGGACACGTACAGCGTCCCGGCCATCCTCAAGAGAATCGTAGAGCTTTCCGAAACTCAGGAGAGCCTGGCGAAACCTACGGATTATAACCTGCTCGAACTTGAGCAGATAACAGGAGAATGACCATCATGGCGCGTCGAAGCCCGGGTACCGATGTCACGGAAGTTCGCAAGGGTCCCATCACCGCTATCGCCATCGCGACGGCGATTGGCGGGTTCCTCGGCCTCTTCGAGAAAGGGGAATTGAACAAGCCAATTCTCGTCACCAGCCCCTCCGACGCGAAGGAGGTCGTGGGGGACTCGCCGCCGGATACGGACAAGTTCACCCAGAACGCCCTGATCGACTTCTTCACCCACGGCGGGCAGAGCGCGTACCTGGTCCGGGTCCTCGGGTCGGGGTACGCGAGCGCGTCCAGGATGCTCCAGACCATCGCCACGGGGTCGTCCTCGGGGTCCCTGTCGTCCAACGTCGGGGCGTTCCCGGTGGCTCTGGTGAACGGCGAGACCTTCATCGGCAAGGTCGACGGGGGCGGGGCGGTGACGGCAACCGTCGTTGCCAACCGGGCGCGGGTCACGGGAGCGGGTGCGACCTACGCGGCGGTAACCGCCGCCCACGTCCTCAACCTCCTGATCCAGGGTGTCGCCCGCCAAGTGGTTTTTGACGGCACCGAAAACACTCAGGCGAAGTTCCTGACCGCCATCAACACCCAGCTCGTCGGGGCGACGGCGGTGGACTCCAGCGGCCAGATCCGGATCATCAGCGACCGCGAGGGTTCGTCCTCGTCGGGCTCGGTGGTCAACACAACCTCCGCGGACGTCCTGACCTCGCTGGGCCTCACGGCGGGCGCGTTCACCCTGGCGGGCGGCTCGAACGTGTCCGACGTCTCGGCGGTCACCGCGGCCGAACTCCTCGCGATCTTCAACACGTCCTTCGTGGGCTCCACCTCGACGGCGCCGGTCGCGACCCAGCTCACCTGGACGACCAACACCGTGGGCGCGCTCGGGTCGGTCCAGCTCTCGGGCGGTACCGGCGTGTCGAAAATCGCGGGTTTCGATAACGCTGTCCACGCGGGCGCGGGGACGACCCCTGTGAACGCCCTCCAGATCACCGCGTCGAGCCCCGGCGCGTGGGGGAACAAGTACCGGGTGAAGTCGCTGCGGTCGGACACCACCGTCGCGAAGGTGGCGGCCTCCCATGCGACGGGGGAGGTGGTGGATACTCTGGCCCTGAATACCACCTCGAAGGTCAGCGTCGGGGACACGCTCCGGATCACGGATGCCGGCGGGAACATCGTCCGCGGGGTGGTCGAGTCCCTTGATGGCAACAACGTCACCTTCGTCGATTCGGTCACGGTGACGGCCTCCGGGTGGACCAGCTCTACCAACGTCGTGAACGAGACGTTTACCGTTTATGTGTACGACAAAAACGGCAAGCTGGAGCGGACATTCTCGAATCTTCGCACCTCGTCCCTGGCCGGCGCGAATTACGTCGAGAACGCGATCAACAACGCCTCCAGGACCCCGATCACCGCGACCATCCAGGTGAACGTGGCCCTCGACAAGCGACCGAGCGACGACGCCTCCCCGGCGTACCTGTCCGGCGGGTCCGAGGGCGCCGCCCTGGTCGACGCGGACTACATCGGGGCGCTGGGGTCCCCGAAGACGGGTCTCTACGCCTTCGATTACGCGGGCGACGTGAACATGATTTCGGTGCCTGGAAATACCTCCACCGACGTCGTGAAGGCCCTGGAGACCTACGGCGAGTATCGCCAGGACGTCGTGATGTTCGGGGAGACCCCGGTGGGCTACGACCGGGACACCGCGAAGACCTGGATCGAGTCCACGGTCAACGCCGCCTCGTCGTTCTCCTCCTTCTGGTTCCCGTGGGTGAAGCGCCGGGACCCGGTCACCCTGGGCCTGAAGAAGTACCCCAACAGCGGGATCATCCAGGGTATCGTTGCTCGCACCCACAAAAACCGTGGGTTCGGGAAGGCGCCCGCCGGGATCGTCGATGGTCTGGTCCTCGGGGTGCTGGACCTGGAATTCAACATCGACGACAACGATTACGAGGTGCTGTACCCCGCGAAGATCAACGCCATCCGGAACTTCCCGGGCGAGGGGATCTGCGCGTTCGGCAACACCACGAGCGATGCGACGGGCGAATTTGGGAGCCTGAACAAGCGCATCATCTTCAACATCGTGAAGCGCGAGATCAAGAAGCGGACCCGCTGGGTGAACTTCGAGCCCAACACGAAGAAGACCCGCGACCGGGTGGTCCGCACCATCAAGGCGTACCTGCGCAGCCTCAAGGACAACGGCGGCTCCGGTCCTGGGGTCCTGGTGGGCGAGAACGACGACGACGCCTTCTTCATCCAGTGCGACGACAACAACAACACCCCGCTGGTGGTCTCCCAGAAGAAACTGGTGTGCCGGATCGGTCTCGCGACCCAGACCGCCGCCGAGTTCCAGGAGTACACCCTCGAAGAAGACACCCGCGCCATCGACGCTTCGCTGGCGTTAGATCCCTAACGGAATAGAGCAGGAGAAAAACCACATGGCGCGTGCATCAGTCGAAGATCCGCTGAAGGTCTTCCGGTTCCGGGTCCTCATCGACAACGTCGCGAGGGCCGGCTTCTCGGAAGTCAACGGTCTGAAAAAGCAGACCGAGAAGTCCGAATACCGCGAAGGCGGCATGAACGAGACCAAGCAGAAGAGCGCGGGTCTCACCACCTACCCCGACGTCACCCTGGTCCGTGGCCAGATCCTCGGGTCCACCCGCGGCGGCGACACCGACCTGATCGATTGGGCCAAGGAGGTCCACCAGGTTGCGGTCCAAGGCAACGCGGCGAACTACCGGCGCGAGGTCACCATCGAGCAGTACACCTCGGTCAACACCAGGGCTTGCTACTGGACCCTGACCGAGTGCTGGGTGTGCGAGAGCGTCCCCATGTCGGATCTCAAGGCCGTGAGTTCCGATAACTCTTACGAGACCGTCACCCTCTGCCACGAGGGTTACGACTTCGTCCAGGGCTGAGCTAGAATAACCACGGGGTCCAACAGGCCCCGGACAACGATTTAGAAAAGGACAAAAACGATGTCAACCGCAACGATCCTCCTCCCGAACGCCATCAAAACCCCCGGCGGGGTCTGGACCCGCAGGGTGGTCCTCGAAGAGATGACCGGCCGGGAGGAGGATATCCTCCAGGACCAGACCATCGCGCCGGGCGGGAAAGGGAAGCTCCTGAAGACCCCCGGGCAGCGGATCACCGAGATCCTGTCCCGCTGCACCGCGACGATGGGCGACGAGGGGGTGGAGGAGAGCCGCCCGGAGGGGAAGAACCGGAAGACCGACCCGAACTTCTTCGCCTCTTCCTGGCGGCGGGCGTACAACAACGACCGGGGTTTCTCGGTTATTCAGCTCCGTCAATTGTCGCTGGGCCCAGTGTTCGAGTTCTCGGATACCTGTCCCCGGTGCAAGAAGGAGATCGTCAACATCTCGACCCGTCTCGACGAGCTGGAAGTCAAGATGGCCGATTTCAAGACGATGGCGACCGAGGAGGTGATGGAGGTCCGCACGCCGTCCGGTCTGACGGTGGGGTGGCGACCCTTCACCGGCATGGAGGAGGACAAGGTCGACGAGATCAAGGAGCAGCACAAGACCGATCTCCCTTCGGCGCTGCTCCGTATCCGTCTCCGGTCCATCGACGGGAACGCCGTCACCGCGGACAGCGTCAAGGACATGACTGCCGGCGACCGGCGGTTCCTCCAAGGCCACTTCGAGGCGGTGGAAGGCGGGATCGACACGAAGCTGGAGATCACCTGCGACAACATCGATTGCTCGCACAAGTTCTCGAAGAAGATGAATGTCGGGCACCCAAATTTTTTCTTCCCCTCGGTTCGCCCTTCGGAATCGAGGGAGACATCGGATGGCTAGCCGAAGCGTGGAACTGGAGTGCTGATAAAACCCTCGACCTCCCCTGCGGGAGGCGAAGGCGCCTGGTAAAGTGGAAAGAAATTCACGCCAGAAAAATCCGTGAGAACCAGGACAAGGAGAAGAAAACCTCGGTCATCTGCTTCGACACGGACGATCTGATAGAGATTTGGGGCGCTCATATCGCGCAGGCACTCTTGACAGAGAAGGACGACGAAGACGATGGCTGACAGCGACAAGTTCTCGATGCTCTTCGAGGTGGTGGGGGAAGGGGTCGAGACCCTGTCGAGCATCAACTCGGCCATGGACAACATCGCGTCCAAGGCGGGGGCCATCGGGAACGTGTCGATGGATGGGATCATCTCTGGCTTCAAGGACATCGCCCACGAGGCGGCGACCTTCCAGGATATCGAGTCCTCGCTCCAGTTTTCCTTCGGCAAGGACAAGTGGAAAGGCGTTTATGAGGACGTGAAAAAAGACGCCGCCCAACTCACCTTCACCCTTCAGGAGGTGAGCGAGCTGGCTTCGTCCCTCGGGAAAATGCACATAAACCCCTTCGGGGGCGAGGACGCGGCGAGCCAGACCTTCCTGGCGAGGACCGGCGAGCGTATCCGGGCGCTCGAAGTCCTCCAGGACACGGCGGACGCGGCAGGGAAGTCCACCTCCGACTTGACCATCGCTATCCGGAACGCGATGTCGGGTCAGTGGATTTCGCTGGCTACTCGTTTCGATATTCCGAAGGAGAAAATCAATAGCTGGAAGAAGGAGATCGACAAGCTCTCCACCTCCCAGGAAAAGTACAACATGCTCGTGAGTAAGCTCGCCCTGGACTACGGCGGCGCGGGCAAGCTCAAGGACATGAACTGGAACAAGGTCGCGGCTCAGCTCCCCGACCTGGTCCAGCAGCTCAAGGGCGGGGCGGGCGCGGAGGGCCTGAAGATCCTCACAGCGTCTTTGAAGGAGTTCATAAACGCTCTGACGGGTATGGCCAAGGACGCGGACTTCCTGAAGGCGCTTTCGGATGCGTTCCTTCTCCTGGCGAAGGGGGCGGCCTTCCTGATCGATATCGGGACCCGGCTGGTCCACGTCCTCCGGGGGATCGTGACAGCGTTCCCAGCCCTCCCCCAGGTCCTCCTGGTGGCGGCTGGCCTGTCCATCGTGACGGCGTCGGTCCTGGCGTTGACCGCGGCTTTCGTGGGTATGGGCGTGGCGTTGTCCACAATTGGACTGCCGGTAATCCTTACCTTCCTGGCGGCGAGCGTCATCGGCCTGGTGGTGGCGGTCACCTCGATTGCGGCGATCATCATGCTCGCCTCGACGGCGTTCGATATCTGGGGGGACAAGACCAACGGGGTTGCCAGCACTTTTGAGCGGTTCAAAATCGTTCTTGAAGCTGTGCAGGAGGCGTTGAACAATTGGGCCGGGGAGACCACGGAGATCAGCGAGGAGACGAAGAATCGCCTGGACGACATCGGCATGGCCGACACGTTCCTGGAGATCATCGGGGCGCTCCAGAGGGTGAAGACGTTCTTCGACGAGTTCGCCACGGGTTTCGCGAACGAATGGAAGGTGATCGGGGAGCCGGTGAAGGTCTCGATGCTGGCCCTGGTGGATGCGGTCCGGATGTTGGGGACCGCTCTCGGTATGTCTTTTGGCGGCGCTAAAACCGATATCAACGGGGCGAAGACCGAGGGACAGGCGTTCGGGGCTGCCATGGCGGACTCCATCGGGTTCGTGGCGGGGGCGCTGACCTGGGTGATGGGGATCGTGATCGACCTCATTGCAGACATCGGGGCGGCGGCGAGCACCTTCGCGGACTGGTATTTCTACGTGGCCTATTTCTGGAACACCCTTCAGATGGTCGGGGACCTGCTGGGGGCGTCCGTGGTCGTCAGCGCGTCCGTGGTGCTCTCGGTGTTCGAGAACATCCTCCAGGCCGTCGAGGGGATCGTGACCATGTTGAAGGCCGCTGCGGCGGTCATGACGGGCGACTTCGCGGGCGCTGCGAAGGAATGGGAGAAGGGAGGGGCGATCATCGACCGGATGAAGCAGTCCTGGACCGAGACCGGCAAGACCTACGACAAGTGGGAGAGCAAATTCGCGGAGGACCGGAAGGACGTCGATAAGGCTTTTGACGTCTCCCAAAAGATCGCCAACTTCGGGGCGAAGGTCGACGGGAACATGGCTGCGGCGAAGGCGAGGAACGAGGAGTACGCCCGGTCGAAGGTCTCTTCCCAGGGGATCTCGTTTGCCGAGATGACCCCCGAGGAAATTCAAGAGCTGGATAAGCGGTCAAAGTACGACACCCAACTGGCCCAACCGAACATGAGCGTGGACCGTCTGGGGGATGCCGGCTACGAGAGCTACCTCAAGCGTCAGATGGACATGGAGGCGTTGTCGCAGCAGAATTCAAAGTATGATTATAACTACGACCCGTACTTGCAGGACCGGAACCAGAGCACGGACTACTACCAGAAGGAGGCGTATTCCAGCCTCATGAGCGGTCGCGGTCCCCAGATGAGCCAGCCTCTCCCGGTCTCCAAGGCGCCTCTCACCCCCGAGAAGTCCTCCGCGGAAGACCGCAAGGTGAGCGAAGAGGGACCCCAGATGAGTTCCGTTGTGCAGCCCCCGATTCAATTCCAGAGTAAGGTTGTTCTGGAGCTGGATAAACGGATCATCGCAGAGTCGGTCGAAGAGTATCTGGAAGAAGAGAAGCGTCGGACAGGCACCGGGGCCCCCTACTTAGAGGAATTCAAAATGCCAAAACCCACCCCACTTCGCGGCAGGTTCACCATCGTCGAGCGCGGCACCACGAAGGTCTTCATGTTCAACCCCGCCGAGGTAGGCGACGAGAAGGGGGTGAATTGGGGCGAGGGTGACGTGCCCGGAGCGAGTGCGCCCGTGGTCCAATTCGGGTCAGGGAAGGCGCGGATCATCTCCTTTGAGCTGTTCCTGGACGGGGACCGGGGGCAGGTTGGGAGGGGCGGCAACTCCCTGGATATCAGCGAGGAGATAAACTTTTACCGCAGCCTCGAATACCCCTCGGCGTACGGGAAGGGTCCCGCGTCGGTGGCGCCCTGGATCGTCCTCTTCACGATGGGACCCCTGTACCAGCAGCTCCCTTGTCTCATCGTAAAAGCATCCCCGAAAATCATTTACTGGACCCCAAAGATGGAGCCGGTCCGGGCGACCATTTCGATCTCTCTTCGGGAGGAGCTGTCCAGGTCCCAAACCTCACTTGACGTCTTCCCGCAGCCCGGGTTCGGTACGATTTTATGGCCCAGAATAACGTTGTTCGAGCCCCGGTCACGGTCATCGTCCCCCTGAACGCGCTGGGGAGGACTTCGGCCCCCGCGTACCTGGACCTCCGAGTCCCCTTCTCGGTGGCCGGCGAGGACGACCGTTTCGCGGACGTGAAGCTGAGCGACTCCTGGGGGTCCTTGGCTTTCAAGTACCTGGGGGACGCGCGGGCGTGGTGGGTGATTGCCGACCTGAGCGAGGTGATCGACCCATTCGACGAATTCATCCCGGGAAAAACGCTTCGGATTCCCTCGGTGAATCGGTTCTACTTTGACCTGCTCGATGGAGAGGTTTTATGGCGCGTCCAATTTCGAGCTACAGGGAGACGGTGTCACCCCGCGTCTTCCTGGAAGCGGACGGGGAATTCGCGCAGGACCTCCTCGACGACATGCAGAAGTTCGAGTTCTCGGACGACGAGAAGAAGCCGAACGAGGTCACCCTCACGATCAACAACCCTGGCTTCAAGTACACGGACGACAAACGCTTCCTGGAGGGGGTGCGGTTCAAGGTCCGGTGGGGGTTTGCCGGGGACTTTTCGGGGATTTTCGCGGTCTCAATATCGAAAGCCGCCCCTGACTTCCCCAAGTCTGGTTCGATGCCCACCATCATCATGAAGGCGTGGGACATTCGGGCGGACATGGGCAGGATTTCCAACCCGACCAACCACGGCTCCGTACCGTCAAGTCGGGTGGCGAAAAACATCGCCAAACGGTACAACATGGACGAGGACATCGAGGAGTCCAACGATGCCAGGACGAAGATGCGTGTCCAGCCGGCCGGGACTAACGACATTCAGTACCTCATGTCGCTCGCCTCGAAGTTGAATTGGGACTGCTATATCGAAGGTAAGACCCTTCACTTCCACAAGAAGCGCCTGGAGCGCGACCCGGTCCTGACCTTCCGCTACTTCGACGACGCGGTCGGGACGGTGATGGAATTCAAGCCGGACGTGAAACTCCAGAAGCCCAGCGGGGTGAAGAAGGCGGGCTCGAACCCGAAGGACGCGAAGGGGGCGGGGGGTTCCGCGGGCTCGAACCCGGCGGGGGATACGGCGCTGGCGAAGTGGCGGGTAAACACCAACCAAGCGAAATTCACCGAGCTGATTCGCGGTACGAACGTGCGGAGCCCTGGGGGTTCCTCCAGCACGTCCTCCACCCCAGAGAACGACAAGAAGGTGGCCAACATCCAGGCGGGGGCGGCGAAGCAGAAGATCGACCTCTCCGCGGTCACGGCCACCCTGAAGGTCATCGGGACTCCACGGCTTTTGGCGCGTACGAATATCCGTATGGAGGGGGTGGGGAAAGCCTACTCGGGGAACTGGCGGGTCTCCTCGACGAAGCACACCATCACGAAAGACGGCTACTACGTCGAGGCGAAACTCTCCCGAAACGCCCTGAACAAGGGTAAAACCGCGGCTTCAAAAACGAATGACAAGACCGGGTCGGGGGCGGGGGGAGACGGCGGCCAGAAGAAAGTGGTAGAAGTCAGCGGTACGAACGCCAGCTTCGGAGGCACGAAGTTCAAATGAGCGACGAAGACCTGTTTGCCACAAAATACTTCGGTAAATTCAAGGGCTATGTACGCGATAACGTGGACCCCGAGGGAAGGGGTCGTTTGCGCGTCTACTGCCCGCAGGTGATGGGGGAGGACAGCGACAACCCGAACGGGTGGCTGGGCTGGGCGGAAGCGTGTTTTCCTTGGATGGGCGGTCTGAGCACCCTGGACTTCGGCGTCCCCTACACGAAGCAAGAAAACGGCGGGGAAGACGTCGGGGTGTGGGTCGAGTTCGAGGCCGGGGAGGTCGATCACCCGATATGGGTGGGAACGTTTATCGTGGCCCCCATAAACGACAAGGTGAGGTCTCTCTTGCCCGCTTCGGAGATCGCGGGGACGACCGGGGGGAGCCTGCTCGACAACCCCCCTACGGGGTCGGCGGTAGCGGATATCAATCCGCCAAAACCGATACCGAAGAACAGGGAGGTCCGGTTGCTGGCTAAACCGGGGGTGGACATCGTCATCGGCTCCTCGAAGGGCGGTTTCATCATCATCGGCCCATCGGGGGTGAACATGGAGGGCATCTTCGTCCGGGCGAATGGGCGGGTCATCGAAGCCAGCCTCCAGGAGATTTCCGGTTTATGGCCTCTCGAATTGTATGTATCAACCCCTGCAAGTCCACGAGCGATAACGTCCTCGACATCACCGTGCCCTTCGGCGGGAAGATGAAGTCGGGTGGTAGCCTCACCCTGAAGGGTGGATGCTCCGATTGTGAGGCGGTGGGGAACCTCCTCCTCCAGCTCCAACCCCTCTTCGGGGCGTTGGGTATCCCCCTCTGCCTCATCAAGTGCGGCGCGGCGGTCGTGGGGATGGCGACTGCTCTTGGAGACGTCGTGACGGGTCTCCCGGCGCCGGACGTGACGGCGATCCTGACGGCCATCGAGAAGGTGGTCACGAACTGCTCCTGCGTCCTCGAACTCGTGGACCCCACGGGGGTCTGCTCCTTCACCCGGATGGTGCGGGACTTCCTGAAACTGGCCATTTCAATTTGCGAGTGCGTCCTCGGTCTCCTGTCGCATCTTCTGGTCCTGAACCTGAAGGCGACGGCGTTGCAGCTCGGGGTGGACGACAGCGGGAAGCCGTTCGACGTCTCGATCATCGAGAGCGGGAAGTGCCTGGGGAACTACACGGCGGTCACCCAGAACAACGTGCTCCTGAAGTTCGAGATTCTGAGCGTGATATTCGCTCTGCTCGAAGGGGTATTTACCTTCATCGAGGCGGTGGCCGGGCCCCTCCCCGTGAGTTTTGGGGAGATCAAGGACGCCTTCACCTCGTTCACGGATTCAACCTCGGTCCCGAACGTGCTCCCAGGGGAAGTTATCGGGTATTTGAACACGCTGAAAAACTATCTCCAGGGCGCGTATGACCTGCTCGACCTCCCGGGGTGTACCACATGAAAAAAGCGCCATCGATTCTCGGTACCGGGCTCGCTTTCCCTTTCCAGGAGGGCGGGAACGGTCCTGCTGTTGTCAGCGAAGAGGTTCTGGTGAAGGCGAGCATCTCCCAGATCCTCGGGACCAGGGTGGGGGAGAGGCCGTTTTGCGTGAGGAGCGGACGTCTTTTCGGGGTGCGAATTGCCGATGGTCTCTTCGAGTCCATGGTCACCGCCAAGGACATCATCCCCTACGAGGTCGCGGAGGCGCTGGCTATCTGGGAGCCCCGGATCTTCGTGAACTCGGTCACCGCGGTCGAGCTGTCCCCTGATGCGGTAGCCGCGCGAGTCGAGTACAGATTGCGGTCCACCAACAGGGCCGATAACTTCGTGAAACCGTATCGTATCCGGAGGGCATGATGGGAACCCCAGGTCTGAGCACTCTTGTTGAGGATTATACAGCTCTCGATTTCGAGACTCTCCGTGATGGGCTGATCGCGTTCGCGCAGCGCAGGTTCCCGAACGAAAAATGGACGGATTTCAACGACGCCAATTTCGGTACCTTCCTGATCGAGCTTCTGGCGGAGATCGGGGAGCGGTTGGCGTACACCCAGAACGCCCGCTTCCTGGAGACCATCCCCATCCTCGCTCGGAGGGAGGGGAACTTTATTCGGCTGGCCAAATCCCTCAGTTTCGCGATGAAGGAGGCGACCTCGGGCTCGGTCTCCCTCCGGATCTACAACCTGACCGACCCCTCGACGCCGTACTCGTTCCCCATCTCCTCCCACCAGCAGTTCGGGTCGGACGACGGGACGATCTTCCAGCCGCTCACGGACCTGGTCATCAGCTCGGCTTCTCTCGTTTTTGACCCGGTCAAATATGGCTATTACGTCGACATCGACGTCACGAGTGGCCAGGAAATCTACCAGGAAAACCTGGCGACCTCTGATGGGAAGCCCAGCCAGGTGTACCCCCTCTCCTCGGGCCCTCTCCTCGAAGGAACCCTCCTGGTCCTGGTCAACGGCGCCGAGTACACCGAGGTCTCCAGCCTGGTCGAGTACGGGACCGGGGATAAGGTTTTCACCAGAGCCATTTCCGAAGACGGGGACACGGTGCTGACCTTCGGGGATGGAGTCTACGGAGTCATCCCGCCCACCGGATCAACGATTCTCGCCACCTACAAAATCGGTACCGGGACGGATGCCCAACTCCCCCCGGAGGCGGTCAACCAGATCCTCAGCACCTCGGACGGGTCGGAGGTTTCGGGGTACCTCACGGGGGCGGCCTGCTTGAACCTGGCGAAGGTTTCGGGTGCGGGACCCCGGCAGACCCTCGACAACGCGAAGCAAAGCCTTCCTGCGGCGGTTGCGGCGAACAATCGAGGGGTGTCCCTGGACGACTATGCCGCCCTGGTCGTCAAGAACGTTCCCGGGGTCCTCCGAGCCTCTTCGATGGCGGGTAGGTACATCGGAGGGGTCAGCACCATCATTCTCCTGATCGTCCCCCAAGGTCTCGGGGAGGTGACGGCCAGCCTCTACAATCAGGTGGTCATCGCGCTCAGGGGGAAGAAATCGGCGGGGAGGCGGCCCATCCCCACCACGGCGGTCTACGTCTCTCTGAAGCTGGAGGTAGACGTTTTTATCCGCTCGAACTACGCGAGCGGTTCGGTGGTTCAGGCCGTGAAGACGTCGATCCTGGACCTCTTCGACCCATCGAAGGTGGACTTCGCCCCGCAGTTTGCGCTCCAGACCCTCTACGATTTCGTCACCCCCGACGCCATCTCCGGGGTTTTGCGGATTTTCGTGCGCCGGTTTTCTATCGACCCATACATGGGCCGGTACGTCACCCTGGGAACCACAGGGAATGGCGTTGCTGTGGGTTTGAAAACCAATAAGTTGATCGCCCAGAGGAGGGAATGGAACGTGCGGATCGTCACCCCACAGGCCCCCTTCTCCTGCCGGCAGTTCGAGGTCCGACAGCGACAGATGGGCACCATCTCGATGATCTCGGACACGACCGTCACCGATGAGCAGGGAAACTACGTCGAGAATTCCCTGGTCGGGTGGAGCCTGGTGGTCCGACCCTTGGAAGGGACGACCCCGAAAGCCGTGGTTTCTAACACCCAGAATTCCATTACCGTGGCGGGCGGCCTTCTTCTCCTGGGTGGACCCGATGAGCCCTATGTGGTCGAGTTCCTGGAGGCGAGGGGGAAGGTGCTCACCTCGATCCTGTCCTCCGCGGCGGCCGGCTCGAACGTGGTCCAGGTCGATTCGGTGGCTGACTGGACGGTGGGCGACAACGCGATCCTGGTTGACGCCAGCGGTAACGAAATTGCCAGGGTGAAAATCACCATCGTCGGCGGTTCCAGCCTCACCCTGGACACGGTCGTCACGGCGGCGTCCGGCAGCAAGATCCACTACCTCTGGAAGAGCGCGGACGGCCAGATCGAGGTCGCGTTCCCCGATGGGGCTACCGCCTGGGTGGTCGGAGACGAGTTCTACGTGGACACCTACCCCGAGGCCGGTGACCTTCTTTTGAGGCCGGAGAATTACGTTACGTTCGACGAGGCGGACCTCGTGCTAAACTCCATCGGAGGGATCAAGTTATGGTTGCTTCGGCTCTCAAATTCACTCAGGGGATCTACACCGATTCGCCGGGAAAGGCGGTCCAGGGGCGTCCTTCGGTGGCGGTCACGCTCTCGAACGGGGACAACACCGGAGTCACCAAATGGACCTACGAGCTGCTCGACGTCCCCAAGTTGAGCGCCGTGGCGGTGGCGGTCCTCTCTTCGGGCGGGACGGCTACCACGACCTTCACCCCCGACGTCCCCGGATGCTACCGGGTCCGCGTCGTGGTCGAGGACGCGAACGGCCTCCAGGCGTCCGATACCCGGATGTTCGTCGCGCTGGACCACAACCGTCTGATTGCGCTCCCCGGGTTCAACAACGCGACAGATCAAGAGTACAATTACGGCTCGAATACGCGGGGGTGGACAGACCTTCTGGAGAGGTTCAGCGCCGAACTCATGGCGAATATGCCGTACGTGACAATCGGTATCGAGATGTCCTCGGCCGCGGTCGTCTCCGCGAAATCAGGCCGAAGCGACATCCTGGCGGACGGGAGCCAGTTCACCTACACCCCCGAGAACACGGGCTCCTGTCTCATCTCGTGGGCCCCGACTCTGTTTCCCACCCTGTCGAGCTTCAACCCGAGGGGGTACGCGATCAACGGCACCTCGGACCCTCCGGGGGTGTCGAATATCAAGGTCGTCAACTGCACTCAAGTTTCCGCTACGTCCATGCGGGTGAACGTGATGGACATGGGCGGCAACCCGATTGACGAAGACGGCGTCTACCTGGAGATCATGCCTCGATGAGCGGCGCGGGAGTGATGGGTTTCGGGTCGGGTCCCTTCGGAGGGCCTGTTTCCGGTTTTGCGGTCCTACCTACCTCGACGGCGGCCTCCGGGTCATCCGTCGATCTGGAATTCACGGAGCCATATCTCGTAACCATCGCTCTCCTGAACCCGTCGAGTTATTCGATTGATGGGGGTCTGAAGGTGCTCGCGGTCGGATTCGTCTCTTCGACGAAGATTCGGCTCTACACCTCCCCTCAAATCGCGGGGAAGAGCTACCAAATAACGGTAATTGGGGCGGTCGTAAACCTCAGCAACCAGTCTCTCACCTCGAAGGTGAGCACATTCGTCGGTCTTGACCCCTCGGATGCGAAGTTCGTCGTCTCCGCCCTGAAGGGGGAGACCCTTTGCGAAGGGAACAGCGTCAAGCTCACCTGGACGAATCCGCTATTTGGAGTTCAGAACGTGAAAATCGTTCGCAAGCTCCGAGGGTGGGTGTTCGACCCTGCCAGCGATCCGGGCGACGTCCTCTACAATGGGGCGGCCATCTCGGAGTTCACCGACACCGGACGCGTAGATGGCCATTTCTATTACTACACGGAGCCCATCTCGACGAGCGGCGTTCCCACGTCCTACGACGTCAGCGATGCCTCGCGGGTGATGGTTCTCTCGGTGAAACC